TTAGGGATAGCGGATGGGCGCGATAAAGCCGAGTTCGAGCAGCTGCCTGGAACCCGAGAATCGCGTCGAGCATGCATCGGAAAAGTCGAATTCACCCGTCTCCTGAAGACCCTCCAGCATCTTGCGGTAGACGGCCGCAGCGTCGAAGTACTGCCCGTCGGCGACTGCCTGCTCGATCTTCTCTTTGTAGTCGGAGAAGAACTTGAAATGCAGCAGCACGCCGGAGACGGCGGGGAAATTCCTTTCGCAGGGCAAGGGCTGGTGAATGCTGACGCCCAGGCTGCATTCCTTGTCCCAGAAGATGACAGGATATTTGATGAGTTCGAGCAGATGGGCGAATTTGCGCTTGCGCGGGCCGCCCGTGATGCTGATCGCCCGCTTCGTATAGCTGATCTCGTATCCGGAGCCGTCGAAATGATCGGCGATTTCCCACGGCATGCGGCCGTCGTCGCTGTCGAGCGTGGCAGCCCCGAGCCGTCCGGTCGGATACATGTCGAGCATGGGGGCTGCGAGGCGCTTTTCCCCTCTGCTCTCCAATGCCTGCAGAAGCGCACCGAGCGGCCGGTTCTCGCAGTCCTCGTAAATCAGGAACTCGTCGGAATCGACATTGAGATACCACCGGTCCCAGCCATAGCGCTCGAAGAGAGCCTCGCGCCATTCACGCCCCCTGCGGGCATCGCGATACCGCACCGGCGAACTCCAAAGGTCCACATCGGCCTGCGCAAGCAGATAGTCCCGCGTCCCGTCCGACGATACGTCGTCGACGCAGATGAAGCGGGTAACGCCGAGCCCTCTGTAGTGCGCCAGAAACGACGGCATCAACTTGCGATCGTTATGCGTATTGAACACGACGGGAATGTCGCCTTTGCCGAGAGGCCTCTGGCCGCCCTCGGTCAGGCATGACATTTCGATCGGTCGCCTCCGCTTGCGAACACGCGCCGTGAGCTTGTAGGTCTCGTACCGGGTAAGCACGCGATCGAATATCCCTCTCCGATCCCGCTCATTCTCAGCTTGGCGAGAAGGATAGTGAAGATCTTTCAAGGTTCGCTCCGATCGGCCGCTGCAGGAGGATGCGTTTATCGGCATCGCCACGGGAATTCAACTCCGCCGCAACTCGAGGCGCTTGCCGCCGCAAGACTTCGGGCCAATGCGCTAGAACGCAAACGGATACCGCGGTCGCAGGCTCCGGGTCCCCAACTTGACGAAGTTCTTGAGTTTTCCCGGAATATGTTCGCGCCGGTCATAGGCCTCCAGGAGGTTCGCAGATCTGCGATCCTCGTGGAAGCGGGCGATCCACTCTTCCGTCAGATCGTCGCGCTGGACTGCCATTGATGTCTGCAGCTGCGCCGGTAGCGGCACCTGCAAGTGCTCCGCCAAGTGGCTGACGAATGGAATCGGATCGGCGGCGAGCTCCTCGTAGACGAATTCGGCAAATTCAACGCCGGTGAGTTCCAGATAGCTTTGCCAAAAGGCATAGCTGTCGCGAATGTAGAAAAAGCATCGGGCGATCTGCTCGAAGTCGTATTGGGGATTGGCCCTTCCCTCGACGTGAGCGGCAAAACTACGTGTTTGCCTCGCCCGCGCATAGGATATCGCCTGCCTCAGCGTATCCCTGCGCCGCAGGAATACGAGCGCAACGTCATGCATGGCGAGGCAATGCTGAATGAAATCCCTTCCATAGACCTCATGCGTCACGAAAAGCTGGTTCGGGAATATCTTCGAGCCGAAGACGCCGTTCGGCGTAGAGCACTTCCTGAGGAGTTCCTGAAAGAATGCGTCCCATGACAAGGCGCCGGTATCCAGCCGATGGATCTTGGGCGAGAGCCACTCGCTCGAGCGCCCCATATTACCGGCGCCATTGACGAGCGAACCCAGCCAGTTCGACCCGCTTCTCGCCTCCGTCAGGAGCAGATAACCTCGCATGAACTCTCCGTCCGAACTCGCTTCGAAGTCCCAGCCAGGCGGTCGTTAGAGATGAATATTGGCTTTTTTAGCACAAGCTGATGATCCGACGGTTCGAGACCATCCGAGAAAGCCGCCTTAGATTGGCTTGACAAATTCATTGGACGAATACACATGCGTGTGTATTGTCGTATCAGATGAAGAGCGGCGACATTATTGCAGCATTGCAGAAGGACGGATGGTACGAGGTTGCGACCAAGGGCAGCCACGTTCAATTCAAACATCCGAAAAAGCACGGCCGGGTTACCGTTCCTCACCCGAAGAGGGATCTACCAATCGGTACCCTCAGGAGCATTGAAAAGCAGTCCGGTTTGAAATTGAGGTAAGGCCATGCGCAACTATATCGGATTGATCCACAAGGACGCCGAGAGCGATTACGGCGTTTCCTTTCCTGATTTTTCCGGCGTCGTGACCGCCGGTGCCGACCTCGACGACGCGCGCGCTATGGCAGAGGAAGCCTTGGCCTTGCATATTGAAGGGCTGGTAGAGGACGGCGAGGCCATCCCGGAGCCCTCCTCCCTTGAGGTTGTCATGTCCGACGCCGAGAACAGGGATTGCGTCGCTATTCTCGTCGCGGTGAAAACCGAGGCAAAAAGAGCCATTCGAGTGAACGTTACGCTTCCCGAAGGTGTCCTGAAGCAGATAGATGCCTTCGCCGAAGCCCACGGCCTTACGCGGTCTGGATTTCTTGCTCGTGCTGCAACGCACGAGATCGAACGGGCAAATGACGGCCACGACGCCTATGCGGAATCCCGCTTGTCGGCTTTGGGCACTTCCAGCAAAAATGTGTAACGCTTTTCCATGCGGAAGCGCGTACTTTCAAAAGCTTGGAACGAGTGTCCATGCCTTAAGCAAGGCATTGGTATCCGGCAAGCAATGAACGGATCTTTGAGAAGAAGAGAAGAATGGTGGGTGATCACGGGCTCGAACCGTGGACCCGCTGATTAAGAGTAACCGCATTTAGCTCGGAGGCGCTGGAAAATCGGACTTTCGGTTTCCAATCGGGCCACAGAACGACACCGGAAAACGCGGAACGTATCGTGAATTGGAAACGTCTGACGAGCGCCTTTTAAAGGCCAAGTCGGGGAGATGCGCAAGAGGTTCACCACAATGGCTTGGCGTGCGATTTCTCTCGACAACTTAGCCGAGCTTTGCTTCATTCCGCCCGCAAAGCGCGGAGGAAAGCTCAAAGCTCATGATCAACAACCTCGTCGACCTGCTCGATCTTGATGATAAGAACGAGTTGTCATCGCTGCAGCCGGTATCCCATCGCGATGTACTAAGCATTGCAGAACTTTTCCCTAATATTTCCGGACAGTACCTGGAGTTCATTCGCAACGTCGGGACGGGATCCACAACACGGGACTTCACAATCTACGAGCCGGAGCGCGCACGCCTCGTTTGAACAGCTGCCTTCGAGCCCGTGCGCGCAGGCGACGCGGAAGAACTCGTCGCCATCCGCCTCGACCTCTTCGGAAAGGCGAACCGCCCCTTCCCGGCCGGCGACGAGCGGCTCGAGCAACCGCCGGCGCTCGCGCAGCGGCAGCCGGCGAAGGTCGCGGCCATCGAGATAAAGGAGATCGAAGGCAAGGAAGACGATAGCGCCGGCTTCATACGGCGATGGCAAGCGCCCGAGCGCACGCTGCAGCATCCCGAAGTCCGAACGGCCCTTGTCATCTAGCACAACGGCTTCGCCATCGAGGATAGCTGTCTTGACGGAGAGCCGCCGCGCGTCGTCGACAATTGTGGGAAAGCGTTCTGTCCAGTCGTAGCCGCCGCGCGTGAGTATCCGGACGCGGCCGGGCTCGATGTGAACGGCAACGCGGTATCCGTCCCATTTCACCTCGTAGGCCCAGTCCGGCCCCTTCGGCGGCTTATTGACGAGCGTGGCAAGGCAGGGATCGACGCGCGCGGGCATGGGATCAGTCGGGGGGAGATCGCGCGGCTTCTTTGAGGATGCTCTGGCCATAGGCCATTAACGCACAGGCCCGCGAAAAGCCGAATTGACTCTTTCGGCTGAGAGAACATAGTAAGAACAAACGCAATAGACGGGTAATGAAAATGAGCGACGAACCCGGATCGAGCGCGCGCAAGGGCACGATAATGTAGGAGCACTGGTGCGAGCATCCCGGCTGCAAGAAATGGGGCAGCCTCGGCTTCGCCTTAGGGAAAGAGGAGCCACGATGGTTCTGCGCGGAGCACCAGCCCGAATGGAAGTTGAAGCATGCCTAGAGGCGGAGCCTGGTGGCTTTCGGAGCTTCTGGCCTGGACGAAGATCCGCATCAAATGCGAGTGCGGGGTAAAGAAGCGATACGACGCACGGCAGCTTTTCGATCGCATCGGCGACCGGAGCATGCCGGGGCTGCTCTCAGAATTCTCCAAGGCGCTAGGTTGCCCCAAGAGCGGCAACATCCAGCGCGATCGTTGCAGGCTCACATATGACATGCCATCGGGAGAGCCGCCCGTCTCTCGACGGAGCCGGCTGGTGATGCGGCCCCAGCCGGTGCCCCTGAAGATATCACTTTCGCGAACCTTCCCGAATGGTGCGACGTGCTGTGCAAGTGCCGGAGCTGCGGCCGCATCGACCGACTAAATCGGCGCGCTCTGGCCGCGTGCTTCGGCAAAAGACAGAGCATCCTTCAGTTGGCGCCGAGAATGCGATGTAAGAGGTGCGAAAACCGAGACGGCAATACGATCTTCATAGGAAAGCCCCGGCAATAAGGCATCGCGCAGCCGTTACTTCTTGCCCAGATACGCCATCACCTTCTCTCGGTTCGGCCCGGCTTCGCGGATCGCTTCCAGCGCCCTCTGTCGCGACACCTTCGCCGTTTTCATCAAATAGGCGACCTCGTGCTCCTGTTCGGAAACGAGCTCGCGGTCGCGGCCCTTCTTCTTTGGATTGTCTGCCATGCTTTCCTCCATGATCAAACATGAAGGATAGGAGCCGGACGGATGACGACAAGGGCGGGAACCTCATGCCCGGTGACGTGTTCACCTGCCGAGGGAGTCTACAAAGAGAACATAGAAATGCACTCGCTCAATCTAGCCGGCATATTAATTCTACTTATTGTCATTGCACTGTTCGCCTTTGCATGGGTCGCACTTTGAGACGCAGCCCTTACTTCGCAAGCTCCAGCCGGCTTAGTTTTCTTTGGAACCATCCGCTAGGCCCGCGGTTAGAGGGCACCGCTGACTAAAGGCGGGCTGCTGATGAAAGATTAACGTGACGTTCTCCAGAACTGCTAGGCAGCGCCTTTCTAGCTTCGGGGTGCTGCCGTTTTTTTCTAATTTGACTTCTTCATTTAGTTTTCGGGAACCAACCAGAACACGGTGAGTTAACCGCTGCCGGCACTCATTTGAGCGCCGGATCTTCCTCGAAATGTCGATCCTGTCTACCGCATGGGGAGGATCGTCATTTGGCAGCGCCCCAGCCCCTCCCGGGGCGCTGCCGTTCCTGGCTACAGCTAGAGGCTGTCCCGAGTTCGCCGATCTGCCGAACGGCGGGAACGCTCACGCGGTTGGGTGTTGACCTGCCGGAAAACCGGATCTTGGCTGACACAAATAGAGCTGCAGCGGGGGTGCTGCAGCTCCGAACGCGACGCATTCTTCATCCTAGCTGGGGCGCAATTGCCCTGTTCCATTCAAGGGAACCGCTTCGAACGTCGCTTGCGGACATTTTACTCTCAGCAGAACCGGAATCAAGGGAAAGCGCCTGATTTGCCAGCTGGATTATGGACGTTTCTTCAAGGTGGGGAATGGCTCTCGCCCCAGCGCCTTGGCAATCTTCCGCCAGTCATGTCCGCCCATCCCGGGTATTCGCAGCAATTCGGCACTCGGCAGGTGTTGCAGATCTCCGACCACCTCATACCCGATCTGGTTTAGCTCGCGGAGAAGCCAAGGCCGGAGTTTCAAGTCTGCAAGTTTCGTGTCCATGCGGGGCATCAGATCAGGGCAACTCGCATCGCGCAACTGACTTGTTGAGAGCGAGAGTCACCGCGAAGCGGGATCAGGAACGATCTAGCACCTCCGATAGCCATTTCACTTGACCGATTGCGTCCTGCAATGCGTGCTCCCTCGTGGCATAAATCCCGTAGCCGTAATGGGATTCAGCGTCCCAATCTTCTGTGAAGCCGTACTCAGGATTCGGAGGCAAATAGACCTCGTGACGCCAAGTGTAGAGGCCGTCATGCCGGGCTGCGATGACGATTCTGCTGAGCCCGTCGGTCGATGTGATAATTTCCGTGCTGGCGTTGCGAGGGGGAGGCATCTTGCTGCTTTCCAAGTTCAATGCAGCCGTTTTCACACGACGGATCGTACCAGGCAAGGGTTACCCTCATCCAGCAAGTGGCGAGCCACTTTTGTTTGTCACCGCCGCAGATGGGCGCCGTCGCGCTGGCTGGCCTCGATCCGCTGCAGGATCTCCCGCATCAAACGGGTACCTCATCGCGCGCCTAGACGGTCGCCAGGCGAAGGAAGCCCTTGGAGACGACTGGCAAGGTTGGTGGCCGGATGACGATCATGGCGGTGGAGACGACAGCCCCCCTCCTCAGCAGCCGCTACCCGAACCGGCCTGAAATTTGCCAATCTCAAAAACGAGCATTGTTCCGGAACATTCCAGCCAACACGGCGTTTGAGAGGCGTTCCTCATTTCAGGAGGTTGTTTTCTCCCTCTGAATTTCGACTGGCGGACAATCGCATGTGTCGGACAACTGCAGCGCTCCTGATCGCATCTGCCGGAGCGCTGTTTTTTTTAGCAGATCAGAGGCCTCGGAAGGGACCGCGGCAAAACCCCAAGGAAGAAAAACTTGGAACTATCGGTGGGCCAAGGAGTTCGTTAGCAGTCGCTGTTTCATGGAGCGGCTACTTCAGCGAGGTCGACTTTATCCCTTCCGCTATTCGCCAGGTCGACCCACCAGGCAGCGCCTCTCGTTCCCCTTCATCGAGGCGCTGCCACCTCACCGCCGCAGCTGAGCGCCGTCGCGCTGGCTGGCCTCGATCCGCTGCAGGATTTCGCGCATCACACGGGTATCAATGGAAAGGCTGTTGAGCGTGTTCTCGACAGCCTTCATTGAGGTGGCTGCTTCGGCCGCCTGCTTCTCCACCGCCGATATCCGGAGCTCGTGATTATCGATTTGCCGAAGGGAGACTTCGGCAGCTGTCAGGCGTTTGTCGAGGCGATCGATGGAATTCGCCTGCGAGTCCTGATTGGCGTTCACCCTCTCCCAGGTCGCGCCCCACGCTACGAGGCCGCCGGCAAAGCCGAACAGGATCACCAGGGTATTGAGGTTATATTCAAACCTCCATTTCGGAGTTGCGACCATCTTTTCGGTTTCCTGTGTTTCAGACAATCCCCTGCCCTCGTAGTGTGATGCGAGTTACTGCTGCGCTTCGCCGTGGCGGGCGCATTCCCCTTTCGTCCAAACCGCCGCGGAACAGATGCCAACGACGGTCCGGTCTATCTTCCGCTGATCTGCCGGTGTCGCGCCGCGCGCGCCGATCAGATCAGTGCCCACCACCCGGCGCAGTCCGTCGGCACTTGCCGGCGCCGAAGTCCCACATCCCTGGAGGACAAAGGTCAAAGCGAGAGCGGACATCGTCCGCAGTGCGGCCAGCTTCATTGTTCTGCCTTTCAATGGAGGTTCTGACGTCGTCACCGCCCTGCCGGTAAATCCAAGCAACGACGGCGGCAACGATGGCGAGAGCGGCGGCGGCCGCGATGAGGCGAGGAGTGGTGAACATCACGCCATCCCCTCTACCTGCTTGGCGACCGCCTTCCGATCGGCGTTCTTGCGCCAATAGAGAAAGCCGGCAATGCCTCCGAATGCGACGAGGATCAGGAGGAGGTTTTGCCACGGTATGCCGCCGATCGCGGTGAGCAGCGAAGCGCCGCCGCCGATGACAGACGGGGTGATGACCTCTTTCGACTTCCACCACGGCGCATCGAGGCTGGGCGGCGTGACAGGAACTGGTACCGGCTTCTCCTCGGTCACCGGTGCGGCTTTGACCTCCGGCCGTGCCGCTTCGCCCGGGGTGAGAGCCACAAGCGCCGTATGCATCGCCGCACGGGTTTTCGGACCGACATCGCCGTCGACCTGCAGCCGCTGGTCAGCCTGAAACTGAAGGACGTTGTCGGCGCGATACCCGAGCAGCACGAGCGAGATGCGGGCGAGCCGGTCAAACCGGTCGGCCAAGCCGTTCTTGCCGCCGTTGATCTTCTTCGTGATAGTCTCGGCGTCGCCCTCGTCGGCCCATCGGTTAAGGTCCCGGGTGTCCCAGTAGAACAGAGGCACAAGGCCTTCCCAAGGATCGGTGTTGACCGCATCCGGATCCTTGACGAAGTCCGGGCAGTCGAGACCGGCCGCACGGCACCAGTTGCGGAACTGGCGGTAGTTGTCCTTGCCGGTAAGCTGCATTCCGGTTCGGCCGCGGTAGAGATAGCCGTCGCCATCCTTCTCTGGCGTGTTGCCGAGATCGGTGCGCGTGTCGTAGCGTTGCTGTGCCGGCGTCGGGCCCCAGAGCTCCCGGTCGTAGCGGAAGTCGCCACTTTCGTGCATGAGCTGGGCGAAGTACTGGGCGAGCCGGTGCGGCCGATCCATGCCGAAACGCTCCCCGTATCTATCCAGCGCCACGATCACGGACGCGAGGTTGCTCTCGTTCACCCTGCCCTTTGCGGCAGCGCGAACCTGCTGAGCGGTGATGGCGCTCATTGAAGTCTCCTGGTTGTCGTTGGGGATTATTCGGCGGCTGGTTTGTAGTGGCCGGCAGTGTTCGGGCTTAGACTGATATTGGTCGTCTTGTCCTGGCGGGCGGCCGGAGGCTCGTCACCGGCCCGCGGCCCTTGACGGGCCTCGCCTTTGACCCACGTCAATGGATGGGACTTGAACATGGACGATTTCGACTTCCACCAGGGCGCGTCGAGGCTGGGCGGGGGTCACAGGAACCGGTAACGACTTCTCCTCGGTCACCGGTGCGACTTTGACCTCCGGCGCCTCTTCGCCCGGGGTGAGCGAGGCGGAAAGCGCCGGCTCAATCGATCCGGCTTCTGACCTCTCCGAAATCGCGGCACAGCTTGCCGGCCTCGCCGAGGATCTCAAAGCCCTAGCAGCAAGACCGATCGAGCCAATCCCGACATCAGCCGAGCCGGACCCCTTTTAGTTATTCGATTTCTTCAGTTGCTCAATCCCAGTGCCGGTCAACTTGGTGGAACTATTCCCTCGAAGCACCCGTTAAGACGAATTAGCTCTCAAACGAAAGCGACACCGCCATGAATGCGCAGAAGGCAGGAATGGCCCGGTTGTTTTTGGCGGCACCAGATCTGCGTGCTAGCGCGTGGATGATGAACAGCTCCGTATTTCTGAAGCTTTGCGTGGCTTACGAACATGCGTGTCTGCGCCGCGACGCACTTCGATGCGCCGCGGAGAAAGACGACGCCCTGATTGGATGCGAAGCTGAGTGCAGAAGCCTAGAAGCTGCCGCCATCACTTACATTCGGACACAGCGGGAATTCTCCGGCCTTCGGTGAAAGTGACGTCTTCAGCGAAGCAGCGCGACGACAAGCGCCGCTACGAAAGCGGCTGCGGCGAGAGCTGCAGTCCATTCTATTATCTTGACGCGCTCATCAGGACGCATCGCACTCCTCCTTCGGTGCGCCCCCTGGAAACGAAACGTTCCCCAACAAGGATGGTTGCCCTCATCCCCGAACATGAGTTCGAGCGACGGGAAAAGTTTCCCGAGCCATAATCTTTCCTGATTGTTGGTTGTGTTAAGGCAGTTGAAACATTCGACGGCAGGCAACGAATTGTTGAAAGGCCGTCCGCTGGGGTGGCAGTCCGCGACTGTCTGTCGTACGTGCGCCTGAAACTCAGGAGCATGATGATGGCCGACAAAGCAAAGCAGCCGCAATCGGAAGAACGACGCAAGGAACCCGAAGCGGACAAGGCACCGGAATTCGACCCCTGGGAGGCCGAGTTCAAGCGAGACCTGCAACGCAATGATCGAGATTTCGACTTCTGACGTGCGACCACGTCGCTCGCCACCATTCTTGCTTTATGAAAGCAAAAGGCCCCTTCTCTCGTATTGAAAGAAGAGGCCCAGCGTCTGGGCGTTCGAATTCACAGACACTGCCATCTATGCGTGAATCGCTTAATTTGCAACGCCTTCACAGACGTGTGGCAAAATGGCACGCCGTCGCACGAGGTTTAGCGGACCCCTTCATAAAAAGTTTACCAAAAGGGAGTTTCAACTATACGACCCTAAATTTCATCAACAGCGAAACACAATCATCATGGACAGTTGGCGGATAGAGAAAATGGCGCGTGCACTATGCGCCCAGAACAAAGAAGACCCAGACAGCATGTACACGGCAATCGAGGACGGCTTTCCTGTCCAGCGGCCCAGATGGTGGCGGTATATGGATCAGGCACAAATTGCGCTAGAAGCGCATGAGGGCAACTACCGGCCCTCTCCGGGGTCTAGGAGCGCCTAGTCGCCGCATCCTTCAGCGCCGCGATGCACAACGCGATTGCTGGGGTTGCCGCTTGAACCTGCTCCCCGTCGTTCAATTGAGCCTTCCCGCGCTTGAATCGGTTTGGGCCTCCCCACGTGAAGCCGCCAGTAGGACCAGGCGCGATGATGCCGACGAACTCAAGGGCGGCATCGATGGACTCCGTGAACTTAGGCAGCCGCGGGGTTTGCTCACCGGGATAGAACCACATTAAGCGCCTTTCCCTATTGCCGCCGGCGCCAGGACCTATTTCCGATAGTTGCGTCCAACCTGCCGCCGCGGCAAGTTTCTCGTCCAGTCTCCGGTCGGGCCTAGTGGCCGCTTCAAGCTCCGCGATCAGGCTGCCATTGCTCATACGATTGTCCTCGGGCGTTTGCGGGACTCTATGACCACACCCTAAGATAAACCGCAAGACTTGAAGCGCGATGCCCTAGCCGCTACTCCTATCGCCCATTCTCACCTCTATCGTGTAATCTGCGGATGCTATACAGCGATAGGGACGCTTTCACGAACGGTGACAAGAATAAGTGAGGAACAAGCATTGACCGATCATACAGTCTCCATCACAGAACGTATTCTTCCACCGACGGCAGACGCATGCCGCGGTCCGCTTCCCGCGCATGATGACAGTGACCACGATGAAATCGTGAAGGAACATCTTCGCAGCGTCGATGCTTATCTAGCCACCAATGCAAGCCAGGCCGAAAGTGATGGAGACATCATGACGGAACAGCCAGAATTGGCGACGATGGAAGATGACGATGACCACGATGAATTCGTCCGCGAGCATCTGCGTCACGTCGATTCTAGCCAGCGCTGATCGCTGAAGCTAAATAGTTCATCGTTTTCTCCCTTACGCCGCCATAGCCGCAAGCGCGATAGCAGCCTGCTCACGCTGCACCGCAGCCACCCACCCGTCATTGTACATCACGGCATATCCTGCATCGTTCGGATGAATGCCATCCGCGAGCAAGCTGGCATAGTTGATCGCGAAGTTCTGGAAGTGGTCGATAACCGAAACCTTCAGATCCTGAGCGGCGAGGCGCACGGCCTGCGCTGCGTCGGCCGTGTCGAAATAGTACGTCGGGCTACCTACGATAGGATAATCCGACGTCGGGGCGGCTTTCGGAGGCGTAGCCAGCACCAGGAGTTTGCCATCCGCCTTCAATTGATCACCGATAGTGTTCAGGTTGTCGCGTAGCTTCTGCGGGCGGAGGCTGAATCCCGAGAACCCAATGCGGTCGTTTGTGCCCAGCTGGCAAAGGACAATGTTGTCGGTCGCCGCGATGCCGGGCCAAAGGGTGTCAGTGGGCAGCCACCGAGCCGATTGAACGCCGATGATGCCCTGGTTTCTGACCTGCAGGCGTCGATTGTGCCGTACCATCTCGCAACGCAGAACCTGCGTATTGGAATTGTTCCAGATACGAACTGTGTGCTGCCCGAAAGCCGCCGTGATCGCCTGCGTCTGCCGGAAGGCGGACGGGTTCCGGTAGTGAGAATAGGTGCCGACGACAACGCCGTCGACCTCGACAGAGAAGGTCGCCCCAGGATCCGTTGCGAGCCCTGCAAAAACAAATTCGGACTCATCACCGTAGAAGGTGAATTCCAAAGCGCGGTCGGAGTTGTTCGCCGGAAGGTCAAGCAATCTCCGGAAAGTCGCGTTCCCATTCGAGACGACAGGTTTCGGCGTTATATCAAGGCCAGTACTGCGGCTGATGTAACGAATACCAACATCCGTGGTAGGGTCGAACTCAAACCACCGTCGGGCATAGCCGACACCGGGGCTCGGGTTGACCAACGTGCCAGAGCAAAAGTTGGCAATAAGATAATCGCGCAGCAGGTTCGCCCAACATGGCGCCGTGAGATTGTTTCGCGGGTCGGTAAGCTCACCGGTTCGCGGGTTTTCCGGCGCAGATCCGGTAGCAGGCAAGCCCCAGGTGATCGAATCCCCCACCAGGCAGATTTCGGCCGATGTCCAACCGTCGATCAGGATCTCGACGACCCGGCGCATCGTCGTTTTTTGCTCTTCGAGATCCTCTACCCGTACAGTTAGGCTGTTCAGCGCGGTGTTCTGAGACGACACATCCATGACCTTGCGGAACGTTAGCGCCGTCGTTCCGACGGTGATCGTGCCGGTAATGACGCATGCATATGCCTGCCCAGCGAGCGTGCCCTCGTCGATCGTGAAGGCAGCACCCGGGAACTCATCGCCAGTGTCGAGATCAACACTGCGAATTGGCGGTCCGCTCGCTTGCACAACGTACTTGCCGTTATCAGCAGCACTCGTCTGACCAAGGATGCCAACCGGGTCGCCTGTCACCACGGTTACGCCGCCGAAAGACGCACCGTTGACGATGCTGGACAGGGTGACATTCGAATTAGACGCCGCGCGAACCGGGTTCTTCCACTTGATCCCGACGCCAGCTAGAGAAACCGCGTCATCAAAGCTCTTCTGGATGACCGGCGCGAGCTCGCCCCTGATGCGGGACTTCGAAGGATCATCGGGGTCCGTAGAAGGGCCATCGGAGTAGACAGTATTGAACGCTGCCTGGATTTCACCGGCCATGAAGTTCTCCATGCGTTAGTGTCCTCGGCGCGCGGCCAAGGGAAACTTCGATTGATGTTTTGGGGTGTCAGATGATGGTTACGTTCACGGGGCCGGAGGCAGGGCCTTCGACGCCAGAACCGTTGACTGGCAACGCGTAGTAGTCCCACACGCCTTGGGGCGCGCAGCTTGCCGTCGCTTCGAAAAGAACGACGTCGTCGATCGAGCCTGCGAAGGTGCTGCCCGCTCTTAGGCTGAAGGTGTCTCGGGCGCCTGTTGCGGTGATGCTTTCCAGGTACGTGCCGTTCGCGGACCGATCCGGAGAGTCATCAAACGGGGAACCCCCCGTTGAGATGCGCACCCTTATCGTTCCCGCCGTGTAGGCGGAAACGACGTACTTGATGCGGGCCTTCTTCCCGTTTGCGATGGCGGCGGCCTGAGACAGAAGAGAGCCTGTCCCCGCCGCTTTGTTCGCGGTTCCGCCTGAGATCGTCCAACCTGTTCCCTTCGACCAGACAGTGTCGGTGTCGAAGCCGGGATTGCTCAGCAGGTTGGTTCGTGTCGTGTCGCCATCGGTGAACGAATAGCTCGCCGACGGTCCTACCGCCCGTGTGCCGACAAGGGTGGCGGTGTCTGGGTCGAATGCCGCGCCGGATGCCACCCTGTAAATCTGCACCGTTGAGACGTGCCCGTCGTTGCCGGTGGAGAACCCAAAGGACGCATTGCCAAGACGGGGTGCCGATCCGGTGAGCGCAAAGGACGCCAGCACCGCTGGCGGTGTCGGGTCCGATGTCGAAGTGATCGTCTCCGTTACCGACCAATTGGAATACCTTCGGTTCGATGCAATGAACGCGGCCTGGACATCCAGAACCTTGTCGACAGGAACATTCCCGGTCGAAAGATCTATGTACCCACCGGACGGCTCCGCACTTGGATTCGACTGCTCGACCCATGCGCCTGGCGTACCCAGCCCATCGGCATCGGTAACCCTGTAACGAACGACCGGCGTCAAGCTGCCATCTTCCGGATCGATGATCACGACGCGGATGTAGACGCTGCCCCCGTTTGCCTTGGCCTGGATGAGATTGATAACGGGCGTCGGGATCTCCGAGGCATTAACCGCGGGCGGTACCGGCGGCTGCTGCCCCTCTTCCGTGGCCGGGTTCCAGTCGTCAATCCCTTCGGGATGCTCGATGAAATCCATCGTGAAGCCGCCCTTCGTGAGGGCCACGATGGAGCGGCGGTTCTCGATCAGTTTCCCGTCTAGCTTCGGTAACCGCTTCGGAGTCTCGAGCCGGACCCATCGCGCGTAGACGGAGTTGATCCCTGAAAGGCGAACATCAAGGCTCCCTTTGACCTCCTGCCGTTGGCGCAGCCAATCGCGCTTGCCGAGGCGGCGTGCTTGCCGCCACTGGTGGCACCACTCGTAGCTGCCCTCCATCGTAAGGATGCGACCTGCGGCGAGCTGAGCGGCCGTGTCCTCGAAGAAGTCCGTGTCGCAGCTCGTGTAGTTGGTCGCCGGATAGGTGAACTTCGGCACGAGCCGGTTGCACTCATCCTCGAAAAGAACACCGTACTGGACGTTGTGACCGATGATGTCGGCGTCCGTCAGCGTGGCCGTCCTGCTTTCTCGGAACTTACCTACCGTCAGGATGCGGGCGCCGTCGCCCCGGGCAACAAGGTGACCGTCGCACGTGGCGAGGATGGCGTTCAGCCCGGATTTCGGCCCGTTCTCGGTCGTATCCCAGCCGTTGCACTCATACCGCTTTTCGGTGCCGCCGCCGGCGAGAGGGACTTCCTCGTCGCAGATGTCAGCTTCCTCTTTCCAGAGGTCGATAACCGGCAGGAGTGCCTTCTGATAATCGAGGCCAAATCCGAACTCGTTGAAGCAGAGATGCCAAGCCAAAATGAGGGCCGAGTTTCGCGTCCACGTCCAAGTGCTCTGATCTGCCGGGTTCTGCAGCGGGTCGCGGAAGTCCCAGCAGTAAGCGCCGTCGATCTCTACCGAGGGCGACGGAGCGCCATAGGGGAAAGCAGTCTGCTGATCCTGGGCGTCGGCGTTCTGCGCCCGCATGGCTAGCGAAGCTTGGCCGTCGCCTCGGTGGTCGTTTGTCCAAATGCTATCCGCGCCCAGCTCCGAGACAAGCTCAGCATATGGCGTTTCCGGATTGGCGCCGAGGCGAGTGTAAAGGCGGACGTTCGCCGAACCTGCGCCGTACCGGCCGCCAGTTGTGAGCGGCGTGACGACATTGTCGACGACTGTCACCTCATCATCATTCAGGTAGAAGCGATTGAACGATTTGATCCGATGCCCAGCGATCGCCTGGACAGAATACAGCTTGGAGCCCTTCGCCTCCCACATCATGCGCGCACCGGCAAGACGAGTGCGGCCGACGGCATAAACGCGGAACGGTATTGCCTGGTTGAGCGGTGCCCTGCCATCTTCCGGCTTTGGCGGCTTCGGTGCCTGTGCCAGAAGCGCCTGCAGGCCGATCGAGATGGCAGTCGTGGCAATCGCCGACGCGATCGAGGCGTAAGAAATTGACGCAACGCCAATATTGAACGCACCGGTGCCGAGGACGGCAGTGAAGATTGGCGTAAAGATCGGATCAAACAGAACTTCGCTGTAAAGCGACGTCGTGCAGCCCAGCCCATAGCGCTGCAGCATCATGCGGTGATGGAAACTCATGCGTCTCGATCTCCATCCGGCGCGCGCCAGGCAGCAACGTGATCAAGTTTCTTGGCGATGACACCGGATGGCGCCAGCAAGGCCCAGAGCGGACCGAAGCGGACGGCGCAGACTTCCTTGACGCCGGCCATGCCAGCAGGAGCGAGCACGACGCCGACGTCGCCGTCTTGCGGATCGTCGGTGCGTACAAAGCCGAGCGGCTCAAGGGCCGCCGCAGCGAATGCCACGAGGCCACCTGCCGTTGCCAGAATGTCGTGAGCGCCTTCGGCCGTGCTGTATGTGCCGCGGTAGGCCTCCGCAGGATCGACGCCAACGCTTTCGCGCAGCCACGTTCCGCAGAAGGTCGTGCAGTCGTCACCAGCAACCCCGCCCCACCTGAATTGGTGCGGCAGGGCAAGAAACTCTTGCAAGGTCATGGCTATCCTTGGAAATTCGGCCAGACCGGCTGAACGCCCCTGGCAAGCCGGCTGACGCCGTCGCAGAACTTGTCCGTTGGCGAGATCGCCTTCTGATGAGGAGATGACCAGACCGAGCGCGCGCCGCGAGACCGGGTCGCCTCGCCGGTCACAACGGCGAGCGAAAGCGTGATGCTCGGGCTGTCGCCCTCCTCAACTGGCGGGCTCACCTCTCCGGTATGCGACGCGGTCCCGGTCCAGATCGGAATGATGCTGCTCATCGGCTGGAAATACCGATCGAGCGTTGTCAGACCCATCTGGACGGCCGCGCCGCGCACCGGCGGCAGACTGTCGAGCATCTTCGCCGAAGTCGTCGGATCCAGACCTGAAAGGGTGAACTCGACACTGTCGGCGGTACCGTTGACCAATATCTCGAGCGTTGGCACACCGATGAGGCGGCCGCCGCCGAGATAGACCGTCCCTGTTGGGTCGATGCTGTCGAAATTGGCCGGGATGTCGTTGATCCCGAACCAGAGATGCAAAGCAGGATCCGTATCGACCCTGAGGAAGATGCCTAACTGATGGCTGCCGCGCATCTCCTCGACGATGTTAGTTGGGACGAACTCCATCGGCACCTCTCAATTTCCATTGGTGTTGAGGGAGCCGCTTGCACCGTGTACAAATAGCGAACGCGCCGCGGGGTTGCCGCCCACGACGCGCTCTAACCAAGCCAACCTTGCTGGAGGTCAGAATGGCTAAGCTCACCTACGCACAAGTCTCCGAAGTTCTCAAGCTCGACCCGGAAACGGGCCGGTTGTTGTGGCGCCAACGCCCTACGCACTTATGCAAGGACGAACACCAGGCAAAAGTCTGGAACAGCCTCTACGCCGGCAAGGAAGCCCTCTATTCCATCAACAGCGCCGGTTACCGGACTGGCTGCATTTTCAGAAGCCAGCAGTTGGCACACAGAGTTGTTTGGCTCCTGCACAGTGGCGAGTGGCCGACACATAATATCGACCACATCAATGGCACCCGGACTGACAATCGCATCGCCAATCTCAGGGCAGTCACGAAAGCCGAGAACCTTCGTAATCGCGCTCTATCATCCAAGAACACCAGTGGCGTCATGGGCGTCCACTGGAGTGCCAAGGATGAACGATGGATTGCGGCCATCATCCATGACGGCCGATACATCCACTTGGGATCGTTCGTTGCATTCGATGACGCCGTAGCCGCACGGAAAGGTGGCGAGCGTGAATATGGTTTCCATCCGAACCACGGACGCCCTGCCTAGAAGGCTTCTGTAAACCGGAGCGTGGGCCTCGACTGATACCAACCTTCGAAATCCCACGGCAAAGTATAACCCCTGGGGAACCGCATCACGCACATCGGCCGCGCCAGCTCGACGCGAGTCCCGGCGGTCACCGCCTCGCGCAAAGGCGGCGTCAGAGCCAAGGTGTAAAGTGGTATTGGATCATCGGTGACATCGATCACCTCCCAGTATCGATATGCGCGCCAGCCCTTGGTCGGGTGGTAGATCGAGAACCAATCCGACCAGCGAAGAGGTCGAGCCGCGCCCGTCACCCGCATCTTAAGAATACCAGCGCCGAGGGCTGCATCGACTGCCACAGTCCCGAATACCGTCGCTTGGCTGTAACCAGAGCCATCCGAGAAGAACGACCCGTCGGAGTGCGGAATACCCTTGATGATCGGGCGCCGCTTGCCGCCGATAACTGGGAATGGCCCAATCCCATCATTGATAATTGGGACGTTGAAGAAGCGATAGCCGCCGTTCCCGCGCGCCCCAAGCCAGTTGATGACCTCGTGCCGTTCAGTGTCGTCAGCCTGCAGCACGCACCGTTCGTAGGTTGCCGTGACGATACCGCCGCCGCTGGTCTCGATGCTGATCGACTCCCCGATACCATTGACGCCGCCGTCGATCGCCGACCCGGGATTGTCGAAACTCGCCCGGGTCGGCCGTAGATACATGATCGGCACAGTCGGCTGGTTGATGTAGATTGCCATCCATCAGCCTTTCTGCGCTACAAATCGCTTCTGCGTTTCCCCGAAGCCGACGCGGCGCTGCTGCTCGTTATACTGAGACAGAGCCTGCCCAACTCCCTGCCGCACAAGGGCGCGGACGTGCTCATCACCGTTTGCACCGATGACGTTGACATTGAGGTTCGCCGGAGCGTTGGAACGCTGGTTGTTGTTGTCGTTCAAGGATTGCATGAGCTTGTGATTGCTCATGACGCTCGATCCCTGCGGCAGGTTGACAAGCTCCGGACCGCGCTCGCCGACGACCGACAAGCCGCCTGGCGCATAGTTCGTACCGTTGGCGAAGAGGCCGATGCCTCCGCTCCTCGCCAACTGCCCGGAGCCAGAGAAGATCGACCCGGACAGGAAAGAGAGCCAGCCGGAGCCCCCACCAGCGCCGCCTGTGGCGAGCGATGAACCGACCTGGCTCAGCCCATTCCCGAACTGGCCGAGTCCCTGCGTCGCTTGCTGAGCGGTCCCGCCGAACTTCGCCAACGCCGCTTCAGCACCGTCGAGCCGGCCGGCGAAGTTATGAGCGCCTTCGGGATTGCCCCAAGAGAAGCCGGACGGGCGCTCGAAGCCGGCGAAGGCCGCGGTCGCGCCCCGAACATCCTTCGCGCTCGTCAATGCCTGCCAGGCGCGGCTTTCCGGGCCCATGAGCTCGCTGTAGGCGAATTCATGCTGCGCCAGAGCGTTGCTCAGGTTTCCCTTCCCACCGATCGCGCTGAACAGGTTGTTCCTGCGGTCATTGTGCTGGTAGAGCCCGAAGGCGTTTCCGCCGTCGCCAACGGCAAGCGGGTTGAAGGCGCTTTCTGCCTTGATGTTGCCGAGGACGCCGGCGACCTGATGGTCGGCGAGCCCCTTCGACTTCCAGAAGTTCCATGCCAGTTCCGCACCGGATCCTGAAACCGGACCGAGCGACGAACGCGCCACGGCGCCCACTGGTGCAGCAAAGGAGGCGTTATCGTTCGCGGCTCCGCCGAGCAGGTTGCTCACGACGCCACCAGCCCCGGAAGACTTACCGCTTCCGCCGGTTAACCAATTGGCCGCAGCGGTAGCCAGCTGATCAAATATGGCATCCCAAGCCTTTTCGCTGGCCTTCTGCGCAGCGCTCAATGCCGACTTGACGATGGCATCGCCGATCTTGCCGCCGTTCGCCCATGCCTCCTGGTGAATGCCGTCGAAGAACCCCTTGAATGCGTCCTTCGCTTCATCACGACGCAGGCCTTGGCGGATTGCGTTTGCCTCAGGCGAGTTCAGATCCTCGTTGAAGCCGTAACGCGTGAGCGTGGTCGCAACCTGCCGATCAATGGCACTACGCTCTGCCTGGCGCTCCTGAAACGAGATGTCGAGCCAGAAGTCAGCCTTTGCCTCGGCTGCCTGCCGATAGGCCTTCGTTACGTCGTCGACCTTCTCCTTCTGCGTTTCGAGCTCGAAGAAGTTCGGCTTCTGCCCCGGTACCGGGACGGCCGTGAGCCGGCCATCAGAGTTTAAGATGGTCGTGGCGTCCGGATCACCGCTTAACTCGATGTTCGGTCGGCTGGTCGGAACACCCGGGTTGCGCGGCGTGAAGTCCGCGGTGCGCATCGTCCTGCCGTTTTCGGTGAAGAACGATCCGGAGATGATGTCCTGAACGTTGTCGGCGCCGGCGATGCCCGCAATCCAAGCAGCGCGCGCTTCGCGTGAAGCCTCGATGCTGTCTCGGATCGACTTGGTAATGAGGTCGAAGGCGTCCCGGAAACCGAGAACAGACTTGATGCCATAGCGGTCCACCGCTTCAGAAAGGAAGCGCTGAGCGTTGTTGATGTCCGCTATCGATGCGGTACCCTCATCGAGGCGCTCGCGCAGGTCACCGAAGGACTGCGAGAAATCCCGGATGAATGCGGGGTCAGCGTCGATGCTACGGAGGCCGCGAACCGCCCCGGAGAACTGCCGGTTGACACCCTGCAACTCCTCGCCGAGGCCCTCTAGCTCCCGGCCGGCCAGGATCTCTCCTGCTTCCCGACCCTGAGTGATCTTGTCGGCGCGGTCCAGCTCGTCGACATAGGCCTTCAACTGCGGCGCAGCATCGCCCCAGAGAGCGGCAGCGCGCCGGATCAGGTCGTTCTGCTCTTCGAAGAGCTTGCTCGTCTTGTCGGTGCCGCTTTCGGCCGTCATGAAATACTGGACGAGCGCGGCGGTACCCGCCGTCAAGCCGATGGTGATCAGCGAAACAGGGCTGATGAGCGACGCGAAGGCCGAGGCCAGACCAGAGACCGGCCGTTCCATCGACCCAAGAACGGACGCAAGCTGCGTGCCCTGCTGCAGGCCGATCATGAGCGGGTTCATGCCCATGGCTGCGGTGACGGCGATATCCTGGAACTGGAACGCAGCATTGGCGGAGTTGAAGCCCTGCGCGCCCGGCCGGTTCGTGTTCGCAGCCTTTACCGCAGCGCCGGCGGCCGTCGCCGATGTCTTCAGCCGCTCATAAGCCTGCCGCTCGCGATCGAGAGCCTGCGTCATCTCCTGCGCGGTGATGGCGCCGAGCTTGTGCGCCCGCTGGATTTCGCCGATGGAGGCCTCGTAATCACGCGTAGCTTTCGCCAACGGCTGATACTTCAGCGTGAGCCTCTCGACTTCCATCCGGAAGGCGCGGACATGCTCGTCCTGCGCTCCGAACGAGCGGCCGAGATCATCAATCGGTGGCTTGAGCCTGCCGGCGCCCTGTCCTGCCCTCCCAAGCGCGCCGCCAAGCTGCTCGACCTCGTTCTCGAGCTTCCCGACGGCCTGTTGAGTGCGGCCAGCGGCTGCCGTCAGGTGATCGAGGTCAGCTGCGCCTTTGACGGCCGGCGAACTATCGATCTTGAAACCAAGGGTCGCTTCAGACATCGGCTATCACTTCTTGCTTGGGAACAGCGCATCGAAAAGACGCGCGGAGAGCGGACGCTCTGAGACTTTCGGCTTCTCTGGCTCTGGCTCATCCTTCGGCGCCATGATCTCGCGGCGTTTCAGGTCCATCGCCAGAATGGCATCGAGCTGCCATTGCTTGAGGACGAGGCCGCGAAGCCTCGCCCACTCTCCAATTGCCTGAAACCCGAGAGCGTTGGGTCCGTAGCCGTTCCCGGTGCGCTGGCTGTCCAGCTCTCGGAACCACCACCAGACCTGCTGGCCGGCGGCGGGGATAGCGAGCTTCTTACCTTCGTGCTGATCGACGATAAGCTTGCAGAGCCGGTCGATCAGCTTTTGGTAAAAGAGCCGCGGCGAACCGCGCGAACCTCTACCTGCTCACGGATGATCCGGAACTTGGTGTAGAGGTTTCGGACATTCTCCTCCGAGAAGGGCACAACACTACCGCCGATCTTCGGATTCGGTGACCAGCTGACGGTCGCCTTCGCCAGAATGGCGACCAAGCGAGCATCGCCGTCGTAGGCGGGCGCCTCGCCCAGGCTTTCGCGCTCGGCTGCCGCCTTGGCAAACTCGGCGGCGACATCGCGCATTGCTTTTTGCATCCGGTCGCTATCCGGACCGACTACGCGGATTTTCAGGCCGATCGGCTTGTCCTGTTCATTGAGGATATCGATCTCGATGCCCTCCTCCTGAGACTGGACGAGGGCTTCGAGGCCGGAAAGGTCGACAAACTCTTCAGCCATTACGCACCACCGGCAGGAGCGACCGTCAGAACGGCGCTGTTGATTTCGACATTGCCCTGCAGCAGGCGAGCCGTGTTGGCGCCGCCGCCGTTCTCCTGGGCGGTCATGACGATGCCGTAGAAGTACTTCGTCGTTCCCGTCGGCGCGGTCGTGGCGGTATGAGTGCCCGACTGCGTACCGCTGGTGGCGATCGCTGCCCCGCCCGGAGTTGCCGCGACCTGAAAGTCGTTCGCAGACGGGCTGACGACGTAATAGGTGGTTCCGGCCGTGAGGCCGGTCGGCAGCGCGCCAGTCGTCGAGAACTTGACCGGAGTGCCAGCGGCTAGGCCATGAGCATTCCAGGAGATCACGCCAGGGGTCGCGACGGTGATCGTGACCGTCGACGTTTTCGCTGGTGGCGCGTCGTTGAACAACAGCTTGAACGGATAGTTGTAGGGCGTTGCCTCGGCTTCGATAAGCGCGATCTGCCCGACATCATCCGGAAGGATGATGAAGTTGTTCTGCATCGAACCGGCGTTGCGCGTGCCCTTCGCCTTCAGGTCACGGCCGGACGAAATGACGGATTCGGTGATGAGCGCCGCGGCGTCGCCGATGGCGCCCATCGTCTGCCAGCCTTTGATTTCGGTGAAGGCGACCGACGAGAAGAGCGCCTCGTTGATGTCTGCGTCATCCGGAACGTTATTCACCGCCGGCCCGATATAGATCTTCGCGCCCGCGACTGGGTACAGCTGAGCCATAACTCAATCCTTTCTGTCTGATTGCGCTTGCCGAAGGCGCGGAGCGGCAGGGCCAATCAGGCCGGAACAGCTGGCATGCACTGCCAACGGATGGTGACCGGTTGCGCGATGTGCGTATCGCCGGTGATATGAGGCCCGAGCTCCGGATCCTCGTTGATGTCTGTTCGGGTGCCCTCGAATGTGAGCCGGGTTCCGCGGCGGAAGAAGGCGCGGACCTTGCCGGCGAAATCGATCGCCTGAAACATGCCCTGCCCCTTCGGCCACATCACGTTCGCACGCATGAAGCCCTGCCGGATCGGATCCATCTCCATTGAGATGTCGGTCTCGATTGAGCGGTTGAAATGCACCTCGATGCTGAGGAATGGCTTGGAAGCCGTCGGCGTGAATGCGACGCCCGGGAATGCGATGTTGGCGGCGACAGTCCAGCCGGCGGGCAGAGGCATGATCCGGACGCGCTCAATCAGCGCGCGGAAGATTTTCTCTTCTACGGTTTCGGCCATCGTGCTACCCCTTGGCCTATGGCCGAAAACAAAGCGCTCTCAGATACCGAGGTGCATGACCTCCTGCACGAGGCGCAGTCGCTGTTGCTCAACAAGACAGTGAAGACGGAGAACGGCCGGCAAGTGCTGTCGGCGGCCATCCGCGATCTCGATGTCCTTCAAAAGGCCCTGATCATCATGTCCGAGGGGACGGACCCGCTTCAAAGCGACCGCGAACCTTCGCCTCAGCTTCCTTGACCGTCTGCGGCCAGGTCAGAGCCTCAGCATCGACAAAGCCGAACCCCTGCTGATTGTAGACACGCCCGAGACTGTCCTGCCCGACGAAGCCGTAATTCATGCGCGGGCCATACGCGGCCTGAAATCCGAGGTAGAGCGTCTCGCCGACATCGAGGTTCGAGATGATCAACTCGATCTCTCCACTCTGATCCGGATATTCCCTCTCGCCCTCGTCGACGCGCGGCATTGTCGAAGTCGATGCCATCAGCGAGTTCTTCAGGTTGCCGGTGTCGACCGGGATGCGGCCACCCTGCGCAACCGATGTCCGAACGTTGTTCGCGACCATCTGCGCAGCCGTGCGCAGGACGGCCGCCTCGCGCTCCTTCTCGGCCTGTACCCATTCGGAGACCTGCACGGCGAAGCTCAAGTTGTTCTCAGCCATTATCGGCCTCGCGATCTCGCGTATTCCTCGGCGAAGTCGAAGTTATATTCGACATGACAGCGGCAACCTATGACCTCGGCAGCTCCGGCGCCGAGACTGGTATCGCCCGGGAAGCGCATCATAGCGCCCGATGGCGACTGAAATGGCAGGTCCATGCCCGTCACTTCCTCTGCGTTCAGGACTTGGTGCGTGTGGCGGACACGGCCGTCGCCGACTGAACGCCACCGGCGGGTGACGAGGCTGGCATCGCGGCCGGCGCGGTCCAGTCCCTGCTGATAGGCCTCATGCTTGGCAGCGTGGACCGATGACTGCGTTTCAGTCCTGGCGATCGTCTGGGCCCGAAGCTGGACATAGCGGTCCGCCAAGCGGCCGGTGATCTTCTGTACGGCGTCGGCCGGAAGCGGCTTGCCCTCCCAAATGGCCTTTGCAACCTGACGATCGAAGCGCTTATCTCGGCGCGTCAGCGTCAGGTAGTGCTTCATACCCTCCACGTCGCCTGCCAGCAGCGCCGTGCGCGCGTTCTCGACCGTGCGGGCAAGCTGCGACGTCATGCCGAGCAAACCGCCCTCACGGCGTCCAGTGATCCGGTTCACGCGGCCGGCGATGTCGAGAGCAATCGTGTTCGGTCCCTGCCCCTTAGCATAGCCGGCTTCGATCCGCTCCCGGGCCATCTGCTTCGTGTCTTCGGTGACATGCGTGATCATCGTCGACGAGGCTTCGCGGATGATCTGCTCGGCTCGCTGGTTCTGGACGTCCCACCTGAAGACGACACGGCCGCCCGCCGGATCCGACAGGCGAGGCATGTTCTTGACGACCAGGAGGCCACCTGAATTGAAGGCGGTCCGGATCGCCTCGGAGAGCGGCCGGAAGGCTGCCGGGTCGACGTGAAGTGCCGCAATGGCACCCTCAACGTCTCGGCGTTCCAGCAGCTCGACAACCTCTTTCAACACGATCTCGGATTTGATGTCCTCGATCGCTTCGCGGAAGGCCTTTTCCATTGCAGGGGAAAGCTCCTCGATGAGTGCGTCGAGCTGCTGGCGAAGAGAGGCCAAGCTTTATCGCCCCTTGCGATGGGCAAAGGTCCGCTGCTCGGCAAGCGCCTTCTGGACACCTTCCTGCACAAGCCAACGAACACGTGCGTCCCCATCAGCACTCGTGACCATGACGCTGACCTGTTGAGCTTGACTGCGAGCGACGGCTGTTGCCGGCATGGCTTCGGGCTTCGGAAAGCCCTCCACGCGCTCGCCGACGAGAATGGCTGCGGGAGCAGCTACGGCGCCGCCCACGGCAAAACCGAGAAACGAGCGCCGGTTCACTGCTGCACTCCCTTTTCGACCTTCTTGGCGGGCTTCTCGGCCGGCATTTCCTCGGCCAGTCCAATGCCGATCAGAGCCCGCGCCTCAGTATCCGGCATGTCAGCCGTATCGCCTACGCCGCGGCCCTTGTAGTTCTTCACGAAGCGGATTTTCATCATGCGATCCTCTCAGTTGAAGCAACGCGGTCCGTTGCCTTTCGTCGAATTGCTTCTAAGTTGCTACTGCCAACCTGCGGAAAGGAACCCGATGAACCGGAATGGGCTCTACCTCGTGATCGCCGTGCTTGCCGTTGCCGTTATTGGACTGGGTGTCTACGTCTACCAGGAGGAGACGACGCAAGGCGTCGAGATCAAGATTGGCGAGGACGGGCTCTCGGTTCAGGAGAACTAAGCCGCGATCCTTCCTTGACGATGAAAACGACCGGCGTTGCCGCTCCTCATTGAAGGAGAACCGAAGCCATGAGCGAAGTCACAGCAATTCCGAATCTCGACCTCAACCGTTATCTGGGGCGATGGTATGAGATCGTCCGCCTGCCGCTCAAATATGAGGAAGATGCCGCGACGGACATCACGGCAGAGTATTCCCTTGATAACGACGGAAAGATCCGCGTCGACAACCGCTGTTTCGATAACAACAACCAGCCCAAGCAAGCGCTTGGCCAAGCAGAGCCGATCGATGCGACGAACGCGAAGCTGAAAGTCAACTTTCTTCCGGCTGCACTTCGCTGGATACCCTTCACTGACGGCGATTATTGGGTGCTCAAAATCGATCCTGAGTACCAGGTCGCATTGGTCGGCACGCCTGATCGTAAGTTTCTTTGGGTGATCGCGCGCGAGAGTGCCGTTTCGGAAAGTACCCTGGAAGACTACCTAGCTGAAGCTCGACGGCAGGGATTTGACCTGAAGAACCTTATCAGGCCGCGCCACACCGGCCGAGAGGTGAGCGATGCTATGCTTGAGAAACAATGACGCTCATGCTGCGATCCTTCCTTGGACGATGAAGACGACGTTGGTAAGGCCGTCGTAGTTGTTCGGGTCGGCGGCGATGACGTGATATTCGACCCCGCCGGCGGCTATGACGTCGCCGACGGTTGGCACGATCGCGAGGCCCACCGATGAAATGTAAACCTGTCGATCAGCCGTCGTGATCGTGGTGCCGTCGATGTACCTCTGGTCGTAGGTCATCGGGACGAGCTGGGCCGTGTACGAGGTTTCCACCGGATCACCGCCGTAGACAGGATCCGGAGGTGTGATCCGCTTCACGGTACCGGCTTGGCCGTACTTGGCGATTAGACGCTGCGCCGTCGCCTGCAGGCGTGCATAGATCGGGTTTGCCATCCTCCTCCCTTCCTTTTCGAGAGCTGAGCCTTATTTACGCCTTCATTGCCGCAAGGCTTTTTGATCAAAGATCTGAGGCACATGTCCGCCACAATCAGCATCCTCCTGACCGTCCTCTTCGTCGTGGTTGTGCTCTATCTCGTGCAGAAGCTTCCAATTGACCCTACGATGAAGCAGAGGGCTCAATTCGTTATTTTGATCGCCGGAATGGTCTCGTTGCTCGGCTCACTGGGCCTATTCTGATCAAGTGCGCGCGATGCCTGGAGCTACACCACCAAAGCACCCGGCCAGACCGGCACGAGAAACGGCCAGAGCAGCCCTTCGATCGTGGTCACGACAGGCGTTGCGAGCGCGACGAGGTCGTCGATATCCGTTGAAGTAGAGGTTGAATACTCGACCTCAAGCTGTCCCATTTTCTCGCGCTTCACCGTAGACGTGCCTGTTACGACCGGCGAAAGGCTGCCTGGGTTCGTCAACTCGAGGAATGCGGCTTCATACGAGGCGTTGATGATCGCGACCGGGATTTCGTTCGAAGGGATCGCCTCGCCGTAATAGGTGGTGGCGCCGGTGCGAGGCCATGCGCGCTCTTGGGCATACCCGCCGGTGCGCCGGCCGCTGAACTTCGGCTCATACCGATCGATCACCAGAGAACCGCGCTGACGTGCGGCGGTCTTCTGGGCATCGGTCGTGCCATCGGGAAAGACATAGCCGGCCGCCTCAGCGTAGGACGTGAAGCCTGCATTATCGCCGTATCCAGCCATGTCGATCTCCGATGCAAGAGTAGGCCCGGCAGATTACCGCCGGGCTGATTGTCAGGGCTGCGTCGCCAGCTCTTCGAGAGCAGCGACAATCTCGTCCTTGGTGGACGGGGTCTTTTCGCCGAGCAGCTTCTTGGCAGCCGACTTGAACGACATGAACTGCACGTTTTGGTCCTTTGCCATTTCGAGCACTTCTAGTGCCGATTTCGGCCCATCGCCGTCCTGGTTGCTTGCAGCCTTGGAGACGCCCTCGATCTTGAGGAAGCGAAGGCGCTTGGCCTTTTCGAGGTCGACGCCTTCAAGGTCGACGTCCCGGGTCTCACCCGGTGGGATGTAGACCGCCCGCCCTTTCGAGCGGACGCCCTGCAACGCCTTGCTGTTGTTGGTGACCTTCATGACTGATCCTCTGATTACGGAGCGGTGATTTCGTCGCCATAGGCAGCGGCACCAGGCAGACCCCATTCGGTACCGCCGGTACGGGCGATGATGCCGGTCTCGAAGCCCATGATGGACTTCTGGCGCGGCTGGAGGACACGGCGCGGCATCGGCAGGTGGAAGCGGAGAACTTCCGAATCCCGGCGATACACGACCATGCGGCCGCCGCCGTCCTGGGAGGCCGTGGCGAGCTCGCGGAGCGGCTGGATGTCGAGCGGCTGTCCGGTTTCCGCCGTGTAGACGTTGTTGCGGCGGATGTATTCCAGGAGGGTCAGGAGGCCATCGCCCTCGCCGAGACGGCGGGTGGCGATGAGACGGAACGCTTCCGGCGGCAGGCGCAGCGTGTCGACCCATTCGACCTCGGACGTGTTCTCGCGGACGCTGGAAATCAGGTCGTTGATGTCCCGGAGGATCTGGTCGTTGGACTTCGCCGACCAGAAGGTCGAAGAGCCCGTGCCATCCGCGGCAACATCAACGCGCGAGACCTGCGGGTCGTTGACGAAGCCGGTCCAGTTCTTCTCGGTCGTGCCAACCATGGCAACCGAGTTGAGCAGGCGCTCGACCTTGTCGGAAGCCGACATGGCCTTGGTGCCGTTCAGGTCGATGCCGTAAAGGGTCGCCTGATTGACTTCCTCGAGGTTCCACTCCCAGCCGGAGCCGATCATCGCGAAGTCATGGCTGGCCATGTCCTTCGTGGCCTGGTTGAAAGGCATGTCGGTACCGGCGCCGGAGAGGAACTTAGCCTCGCCTGCGGTATCGACGGTGAAGAAGGTCGTGCCGATCGCCCAGGCGTTCCCTTCCGTAACGACGGGCACGTGAGCACCGTAGTTGAAGGTCGGGTAACGCCGCTGGTAGATGCGGGTCTCGATGTTGCGCCCCTGCGCGATGACAAAGGGGAACGCGGCCTGCGCATCAGCGAAGGCCTGACGGATGATCTGATTCATTTGCTCAGGTCCTTTCCTGATCAGACTGCCGGAGCCGAAGCGCGCAGGCGAAGCGCGATTTCGACGATTGCGCCATCCGCTCCGGATGTGTCGAAGACAGCATCGGGAATGGGGCCGACGATGTTGGCGCCGGCGGCGTTGACGTAGCGATGGGTCAGCGTGTTGTAGAAAACAGCATCGCCCTGCGCGACGGCGCCGCCGGCAGTGACGTACATCGTGCCCATCGTCATGAATGCGCCGGTGAAGTACCGGGGATAGGAGTCAGGGACGAGCACATCTGCCGGAACGGCCGGGTTCAGCACGGCGATGCCAATGAATTCGCCGCTAGCGGCGAAGGGTACAACACCGTGGTCAGCGGCGCCGCGCTGAACCGGCTGACCGAAGCGCACGCCGCCCAGGTTCTCGATCGTGCGGCTGATCTTGTTGCACTTCTCCTCGGAAGCGATCTGGCCGTGTAGGCCCTTCGGAGGAGCGTTGGTGTAGGTGGTCTGGTAGGTAGCCATTGAAGCGCCTCCTTAGTTGGCCGCTGCAGAGGTCTTGCCGGCCTTCATGTCGGCGACCATCTGGGCGTAAGCATCGGTTGCGACCTTGTCGGCATCGCTGAGCTGCGAAAGGCCCTGCTGCACGACGGTGCGGAAGGGATCGGCGCCGTTCTTGCTGGCGTCCTCGACGAGCATATCGAAGCGAGCGTCGATGTAGGCCTCCGACTTATCGGCAACGGCCGCATCGCCGAGTTTGGCGACGACGACAGCCTTGCGGATGGCCGAATCCGAAAGGCCTTCGGTCTTCACGTCCTTGGCGATCGCATGCGCCTTGGTGATGAGATCGGCACGTGCCTGGACGCGCTTGTCGAGATCAGCGTCGGAAAGGATCTTGCCTTTCAGAGCATCAATCTCGGCATCCTTCTTCGCCAGCTCTCCATCCTTGGCGGCCAGAGCCGTCTGATGTGCCTTCTCGGCGTCGGCGAACTTGGTGTTGGCGTCGGCAAGGCGCTGCTGCAGCGTGCCGATCACCGTGGCACCCTGGTCGGTTACTTCAACCGGGATGCCATCGACGGTAACCGTCTTCAGGGTCATGATCTTGTCCTCTTTCGGTTTCTGATCACTGGTGAACGGGGCAGCGCCCCACGACCTCACACCGTCGCCGATGCGAGCTGCTGACCCGGCGCGACCGCGCTGCACGATGGCGACGTGGTTGATCCGGATATCTTTCTGGATGGCGTCGTACTTCTCGCCCTCAGGCGTGGTGCCCGGTTCCCAGGCGAGGTCGCAGGTGTAGCCGGCCGAGAGCTCGCGCTTGCCACCCTCGATTTCGCTGATGGTGGCACCATCCATGACAATGAGCGGGACGCGGACGAACTCGCCGTCGCGGGCGACCTCATCGCCGATCTGACCAACCGAAAGCGCCTTCCAATTATCAGCGGTGACGGCCTCGTCGGGATGGTCGTTCGTCACCGGCTTGTGCGCGTAGCTGCCGAGGCTGTCCTTATCGAAGACCTGGTCTTCGGGCCGATAGACCTTCACGGTTGCCATTTCCGGCTTGCCAACCTCATGGCCGGCATAGAGCTGGATGCCGGTGCGCGCGGTGCGCACATCCGCAACAAGGTAGCCGTCGGCGGTCCGACGCGTGCCCGCGATCGGCGCAAGGTCTGTGAATTTCATTGTGGTCAATCCTTGCTGCGTGCTACCCGCGATTGCGTGCAGGAGGCGGAATCAATGCAAAAGCTGGTGGACCTTGAGGAGCCTCAGATCTGGCGCGGCGCTATCTTCCGCGTCAAAGGCTCTCACCCTTACGAAGAGCTCGTAGACTTTATGGTCGTCGAAACGACTGACGCAGCACGCCCGCTTGGGATTATGGTGGCAACAGGTTATAGCGCTGGACACACGATCGTTCATCTTCCGCCGGAGGCAATCGTCTTACGAACCAAGTCCATTTCTACTGCTTGGCTAAAGGCAAACTGGTCGAAATGGGTTTATGAGTGCCCGGTCCACGAAGTTTTGTTTATGAGAAACTACGCAGCTTCGATCGGTGCAGCAGCAACAGCGTTAACCGCGTCGGAGTTGTCGTTCACCAGTATTGATCTTTCTTCTGATTTCTATGCCGAACCCTCCGGTGACGGCTCGTTCGTGCACGGGCGCGTGTATCACATTGCCCGAAATGCGGACGGCGGATCCCTTTCCACACCCGTCGCGCGGTTTTACGTGACGCAACCGCGTCTGCCCGTGGAGGGTTACCACGAACACATGCGGCTCGATTGCTTTGTGAATGATCGAAAGCTCGTTCCTGAACCCGACAGACTTGCTCAGCTCCTGCTTCACGCGCTGGTTCGTCAACAGGCTATCTCTGAGCCGTTATGGCTGAGTTGGCACTATTCGGAAGAGTTAGCCGGGCAAAATTACGGAGATGTTTTCGACTTCGACTGACTGGAGACCGGCGCAGGAATGTTGGTCGAAGCGGCCAGGGCCTCGTCATCCTCCGGTTCCTGCTCGCTTAGCTTACCGTACTCCTCGATGGCGGCATCTAGGCCAGGCAGTGAGCCGTCTTCGATGAAGGTGTTGACCAAAGCATCGGAAACGGCCTCGCGCGGGATGATCTCCTGCCCGGTTCCGGTTCCGACCAATTGCCGGGCCGCATCGGCCTTCGTCTTGAAGACGTCAGCCTTTTCCTTCTCCGACATGCCCCAGAGCGGCGCCCACTCGTAATAGATGTCGGGGTCGCGTGAGCCGAGTGCGCTCCGGATAATGCATTCGTCGAGGCGGGCCATCGCCGGCGTCATCTCGACGGTCTGCATCGCCTGCAGCCGGTCGTAATAGTTGCGCAGGTCACTTTCGCCGGTCGCGTTCATGCCGGCCGGCGACTGACCGAGTAACCGCGTGGCCGGGATGTCCGCCGCGCCGGACACGATCTGCAGGAACGACATCAGGACGTCGGGCAGCGTCGCGAAGCTCGCCGTCTTCTGCTCGTATTCCTCTTCCTTGTCGAGGAGAAGGTCGCCGTTGATTCCCTTCGCCGTGGCAGCAAGCGTATAGCGCTCGAGGATCTTGGCGCGATACTCTGCGTTGCCGAGGTTCTGCATGAAATCCGGAATGCGGATCACGTTGACCTTCGCCTCGAAGACGAGGCTGGCGATGTTCGCCGCGGTACCGTCGGCCTGCTTGATCGCATCGACGACCGACATGAGCACGCTGTCGCCCCAGCCGGCATAGGCCGTCGTCACGATGTCCTCGTCCGGCTGCTGGCTGCCGTTGAAGATGACGAGACGGGACGGGTGGATTTCAAGCTGCCTGCCATCGGCTGAGTTCAGCTGATAGACTTTCGGCTTGCCATACCATTCCGACGCCGGGTCACGATCGATCTCGCCGGCGGTAAGGTGGCGACGCGTCATGACCGTGAGGTATTTCAGGCCGCCCTTCCCGATACGCTCGACGTCGAGCGGCTGCGTCAAGTCCTGATCGCCGGTACCGATGACGAGCGCAGCGCCGCCCCAGAGCCGCGCTTTGATGCGGGTCTCCAGCAGCTTGCCCATGACGTTCAGGCGCTTCTCTTCCGCTTCGATTGCCTCGATCTGCGGCTTCTTCGCCTGCCAATCGCGCCAGGCGCGGATGCTGTCGAACGCAGGGATATCGACGATCTTCTTGGGGAGCCACGCGCCCCGATAGGCGTTGAGCAGCTCCTCGTCGGTGAGCAGCGGCATCGAATAGACGTTCGCAGAGGCCTTATCCCGGCTGGTGCCCAGGCTCGCAACCATATTCGTCAGGCTGTCGCGGACGAAAGCGATGATGTTGGCCATGTCCGCTCCTAAATCGCGCTTCCGCGCGCAGCTTGTGGCGTCCGACTATCCAGTTCGAACTGGAACTGCAGCGAGAGCGGCGTCAATTTCCGCGTATGCTTCCGGCGCGCGTTCCCGTTCTTCGCGAAGAAATTCAGCGTGCTTCCTGGCAAAGGCGTCTACTTCTTGCAGGGTATCGGGATAAGGCTCGCCTATGCTCCAGAACAAAAATCCATGCCGAACCAGAGCTTCAACCTTTGCCCATTGCTTGCTGTCGGACTGCTTTGGCGGCGTGAACTTGCGTGTGAGGCCGATGCTCGGGCGACCGCACTGGGGACAGGGTAAGACGGCAGCAGATTTACTCGCGCGCTTGAAGCTCTTGCGACAGTGAAAGCAAGCATAAGGATGTAGGTATGTTGATCTCGCCTCCCCGCCCTTCTGAGCGGGAGGATGACTTTCAACGATGTTTCGACGGATTTTCATAGAAGGGCACTCGGATCGCGTTCTGTTAGCTCAATCCAAGATACCCATTGGTCAGATTCTCGCAATCGGAAGCGTGCTTCCTCAGATGTTGGATAGCGTGAAGCTGCCAGTGCGCGGCGCGAAGGCCATTACAAATGCGTCGGCAAGATTCGGCGACGGGATGTCTCGCTTGTCGAGATCCTTCTTGCTTTCAACCTTCGACCGGCCCGAATTGTCGTAGTCCTTACGCGGCGTCGAGAGTTCGTCGATCAGCCGATCGAGGTGATCGCACTCGCTCGATATCGCGATGAGATCGTCGGCTTCGAAGGCTTCTCCCCTTTCCACCGCATTGAAGGTGTTGCGGAACCGCTTCGAGACGCTCCACCACGTCTGTGCCTTCAGGTTGGCGTAGAAATCCTTGTTCGTCGGAGATCGCGGGTCGTTAGGGTCGATCCGACGATCAGGATTGAGTACCGCGCCGCCGGCATTGAACTTGAAGTAGTCGATCCGGGCGCTGAACTCTGCATTCAGCGCCTGGAAGTGGGCGCCGGCGAAAGCCCCTACCCCGATGCTGTCGTAATCGATCGATGCGCCAAGCTCTCGGGCAAGCGCATGAACGCGGCCGGCCGACTTTAGCAGCTCGTCCTCGCGCGCCTTCCATTCGTCGACATGGGTGGCAAGGAAGCCATGCGCAGCGACCGCGGCGTTCTTATCCTCACCGCTGTCCGCCACGTCGAAACCGACGCGCTTACCGCCGGCCGGCTGGATGCCGAGCTTCTTGTGTGCGTCGATCGCCGCCCTGACCCACGATCGCTTGATGATGACCGCGTCATCGTCTTCGAGCGGCTCGCCCAGGTAGATGTGGCGATACTCTTCCTCATCCTCTTTCCGCTTCGCCTCGATAACCTTGAGGATGGTCGACGAGAGGAACGGGTTTTCGTTGTAGTTGATCTGCCGCTTGATCGTGTCCGGCGGCGTGTTCGTGACGAAGCGGCGATAAACGAAGTCCGTCGTCAGACGCGGATTGAAGATGATCCAGAACTGCGAACCCTCTTTGCGGAGGGTCGGTTCAAGAATGTCCCACTGCTCTTGCGTGAGGTTGTGAGCCTCCTCGATCCAGCAGATGTCGATGCCTTCGAGGGACTTGATTTCATCGATATGGCGCCAGAGGCCATAGAACATGAACTCCGAGCCGGTCCGCTTATGCCGGATCGAGTTCTCGGTGATGATGAACTCGTTATCGAGGCCGAACCGCCCGATCTGGATCTTCAGAAGCGTGTAGACCGATTCAGCGATCTTGTTCTGAAACTGGCGGGCGCACAGGACGCGGATCCTGCATTGCGTCGCCAGGAAGATTGCGAAGCCGGCCGCATCCCACGACTTCGAGCTCGACCGCCCACCATAAAGAACCCGGTTGCGGGCCGGGGTCAGCCAGAAGCTACGAAGTGCCGGGTTGAGAGTGGCCTTATCCTTCCGAGCCGCCGTAGAAGTCTGCGAGCGATCGGCCGCCGCTTGGTTCATCTGGTTCGGCATCGAGGTTATGCGCCTGCCTTTCGAGCGGGATCAAACGAGCGGTGATGCGCGAGAGCTTTTCGAGCAGGTCGCCCGGGCTTTCCTTGTCGCCGAGGCAGGGACCATCAGGTGCAACGCCCTGCATGTATGTGGAAAGGCGTTCGGCGAGCACGCGCTTCAACCCGTGAAGCTGCTGCAGGTCCTTCCGATGAGAGGTGACGATGTTCAGGCCACGGATAGCGGCCCCTTCTATAATCTCGCTGTCCGACGCGCGTTGGGGCTGCGTACCATCCTGCGTACCGTCGGTGCGTACCAGCTTCTCGCGTACTGCCTGCCGGACCTTTTCGGCCAAGGCCCTTTGCCACCCTTCTGCCTTTGCTCGCTTCCGGATGGCGCCTTCAGTAATCCCGTGCGCGGTAGCGATGGCACGAAGGGATATCTGGCCAGCGCGGTACTCGCGCTCGATCGCCTCCCAGTCGGCTCGGGGCTTCTCAGTCATCTGCTTGCTCTTGCCTGCGCGCGCCAAGTTTGATTTCTTCCAACTACTGAAATCAGGGGGAGTAGATCATGGACCTTAGAATTACCGGAGACTTTACGCCTTACGATCCTTCGCCGATCAACGTTCGCTGCCCTGCATGTCGGCACACCGGCGCCTTCCACGGGGTGAAAGTGCACGATGTCTCATGGCATAAGACCGAACGTACTAACGGCAGCTTGAAATCACTAGGCGCGGTAAAGGTTGGCATTCGTCAGTGCCCAAATCTCGAATGCCGCTCTGTCCTCTTTGTCGCACAACATGGCACGGAGCGAGTCACATTCCCTCCTGAGGTCATTGATTTCGATGCTGCCAATCTGCCGCCACGGATACTTGCCTCGCTTGAGGAAGCGATAAAGTGTCATGCCGCCGGTTGCTATCGAGCTTCAGCCCTGATGGTGAGACGTGTTCTAGAAGAGCTCTGCGAGGACAAGGGCGCAAAGGGTGATAACCTTATGAAACGCATTGCCGCCCTGAGCTCGACTATCGTCATTCCAGCAGGTCTCTTGCCAGCAGCAGACGAGTTGAGACTGCTCGGCAATGACGCTGCTCATATTGAAGCGAAGACCTACGACACAATTGGCGCTAATGAGTGCGAGATCGCGATCGAACTCGCCAAAGAATTGCTCAAGGCGGTCTACCAGTACACTGACCTCGTCGCCAGGCTACAAGCCTTGAAGAAGCAAACGGCAACCTGAGAGACCGGTGCATATTCGCGACTAGCTGTCACGCCTGGAGGAACGATGGTCGATCGATATGAGAAGACAGTTGATGGAAGAGACTACCTCGTGAAGGTATACCCGACAGAGAACGGCCTTTACGCCGTTGAATGCTGGCTTGGGGTGACCGGCGATCGAGTGCACCATTGGCGCGTGTTATCCTACAGGCAAACCCGCTTGTGGCGGAGCCTCATGGATGCGTTTGATAAGGAAATCAAAAGGTGAGCGAAAAAGTTTGCGCGGCGCGCCGAGAGAATTGGCGGCGCACCGCAATAACTGACGACGCCGCCTCCAGGATCAAGCCTCAACGAGCATCGGCAGCCTTGGACACCCGAAGCGCTGAAAAGATCAGCAGCCAGTCGTAGGTCGATCTCCGCACCACCTGTTCGAGCCGATAGCCCTTTGCCGCCCACTCGTTCATGAGCGCTTCCATGCCCGGCATGCCCGCGGGGCCGGAATCGTATTCCACGACGCGATAGGGATTGGGCATGGGTGCCTCCTCAAAGGAAAGCCCTGCTACCTGTTACGGCGGCGAGGCTGGGGTTGTGGCCGTCTGCAAACCCGATATTGACAGTTGAGGCGGCCTTCCGTTTCGATGGCGGCATGAAAGTGGTTGCTGCGGCCGATTCTAATCTGCGGAGGACTTGACCTTGGAAGTGATCAAGATAGAGGCGCGAACATTTCGGCTGACACACGGCAGCGATGTTTCAGCGCGACGGAATGTATCTGGAGCTGTTGGATATTGACGCTCGAAAAGCCGTAGCCGAAGTTTTTTACTCTGACGAAACGGGCCGAATGACCTTCTGGGCCCGTGAAGAAGACATACCTTTCGAAGCGGTTGAACTGCTGATTGAACGCAGCAAACAGCTTCTCCTGTGAGCCTCATGCGCTGGTTCGAAGCGTTGGCTTCCCAGCAAAACAACGAGGTTCTCCCTGTGAGCGAAGTTCCAAAAATTAAACTGTTCTTTGAATGGGGCGGCGGAGTTCTCTGGTGCGCCAATGACGCTGCTCATCAACGCTTTGACGTAGGGCCTATTGAAGACAAGCTGTCCTTGTCGAATGAAATCCGACAGCGATTGCATGGCATGGCAGTGTGGCATGATACAGCACTGGATTGGAACAATCCTCCGGGACCCAGCCCATGGTCCAAAGCGGAAGATGTCAGATTTGCCGAAGCAGTTGACCAGCTTGTTGAGGACATCATACGGGAACTCGGCCCCGGCTACGAAGTCATCAACGAACATTGTCCCATCTATTGAATTCAATTGAGATGTCGGCGTCATCTCCGGCACGTGTCGGTACGACTAAGCGCCGGAGGCATTCTGCTAGCCGCGGCCCTGACCGGATGGATACGAACGCCTTGATCGCGGATGTTGAAGCAGCAGTCTCTGAGACTGATCTGCTTGAGAAGGCAGCGGCGCGCGGTTGGCCGCCATTTTTACGGCGGCGCATACCTAATTGGTTGCAGGCCCGGGAATCGAACCCGGTCTTTCGTGGTTATGAGCCACGCGGCTTACCAGTTGCCCTGCCTGCGAGCGCGAATAATCCGTTACATGGCGCAGGGTAGCTTTATGGATCACGTATCCGCCGCCCGAGCGCAGTTCACGCCTTTAGCCTGCTGCCCTAGCTACGGTGAGCAAGGGTTCATCGCATGAGATCTCACTATCGGCAACGAGGATAGAAAATCTCCGTATCTCCATGCGAGCAAAAACCAATCGGATCAACTCGACGTCACCCGATCGTCCGAACATCTCGCTCCGTAACAGGTACTTTCCTGGCGACAAACTCAATTCAACCGCTTCTGATATACTTGCGATCTCTAATCTTCCATCGCTTGGGACATCGAACGGGACTTCGACCGCCCGAATTACACCGTGGCTCAGAGGTCCGGCATACTCCGTTGTGAACACGTCAACTGAGTGTGGGCCATTGTCCAATGTCCGGAATGACACAGATCGAGGACGCCAGGCAAACCCTTGGCTGACGTGCCTCTCTTCCCAATCGTTGAATGGGTCCTCTAGTCCAACCGGGAATACGGAAATTTGATGAAAGTCTATTGAGAGATCAACTCTGACGGCCCTCGTCATCAGGCACCTTGAAAGATCGAGCTTCGGCATGGCGGAAACTATGTGTAGTCGCCGCGGGCGCCATCAAGATACCCGCACGAGTCGCAAGCTGTTTACAAGTGTGTATCGTTCGGCACCCTGTTTTTTTTCTGTCAGCGAGTCACCCGCCCATGATGGCGTCATCAGGTGCATGTGGTCGGGCGTATTTCGCAGTGTCTCGAGCTTGGCTATCAAGAGATCCAGGCCTTCGCGGTCAAAGCAAAGGGCAACCTCGGGGTGCTCGGCATTTTCGAGTTCGACAGTAAGGATCATTGATCATCCAGCCGGGAAATTGGCAAAATGCGGCCCAGGCGGGGAGCGGTGAGTTCTCCCCTAAGGCCCGGCGAGTGTTCCCTCTAATCGAGGTCCGCGATCAGGACAGCCTGCAAATCACCAAATATTACAGATAGACTAAGCGACGCGGTCGATTAGTTCAAGTGGAACTTCGACGCGAACGAGCCCCGAAAGCGTTTCCACAAGAGTTTTCACCGTGTTTCTGCTGGTGACGTCGAGTACGGTCGCCAGCATGCCGCCAACGAGCCGATGCGATGCGGCGATCGTGACGACCTTGCCCTCGGGGAACTCCTCTTGAAGCTCGCGCCTGGTGCGCTTACGGCGGGCGTTCCTCTCGCGCTCAAGAGTGGCTTCAGCGGAGGCCTCGGCATCGAGCAGTTCCTCGATGAGCTTGTCTTCGATCCGCAGCGGGCATCCCGCAACGCCGAGGATTGCCGTGACGCCATCGACACGCGACAGGCGGAAGAACTCTCGGGTCGGCAGATTGACGAAGCAGTAGCCGACCAGCATGGCGAAGCGCCGCTCTTGCAGCTCCTTCGTTCGGTGGTGTTTGATGTCGCGTCGGAACGATGGCATGAACACATCGAAGCCCGCATCGCGAAGGCTGCGCTCAATGATGAACTCGCCCTTCCGTGCCTCGATTTCCCCCACACGAGGGGATGCCTTGCGCTGCGTGCCCGGCCTGGCCTTGATCGCGTACCATTCGTTTCTCAGCATGATCATTTCCCTCGTCTGCTATGCTCTGGCTTTGTGGTTTCGGCAGTAGCGGCCCGTTGTTTCCGCCGCACAGAACAGGTACGGGCCGCCGGTGTTCAGGGGCCAGCAGCATTCGCCGGCCGTGAGATGGTGGAGGAGCTTTGCGGATTGGAGCCTCTCAGCATCATAGGTGGTCGCCGGGATCTCCGGTTCCCGCTTCAGTTCCGGCGCCGGCTTGCGAGGTGGCGCCATCTTCGCTGGGCCGGGTGCGCGGGTCTTCTTCCCAGCATCGCCGCGCCACGGAAACAGACTGCGGTTGCGGAAGGCCAGTCCGACAATGACGTTCCGGCTGACGCCAAAGCGCTTGGCTATCTGGGAGGCGGGCAGATCATCCCTCCAGAGCTTCGCAGCGGCTTCGATGTCGACGGTTCGGTGCTGGATGGTCATGCCGCGCGCTCCTCTTCGACAGGCACGGCCGCTTCGATTTCGGATTTCACCTTGCCGCGATATGCCATCTGCTCGGCGGTGACCTGGCTGGCATCGGGAAGCGCCAGCATGCGGGCGAGCTCGTCGGCGCGCTCCGGAGATACCGGTGGGGGCTGGACGTTCAGCTTCGTCTGGATCCGACTGCGGTTGACGCGGACGGCGATCGGAGACCAAACCTCGTCGATTGCCCACAGGTGGACTGTGCCCGCCGGCAATTCCCGAGACTTGGCGAGCTGCGCGAATTCCAGATGGTCGACTCCTTCGGCAACCCTGACAAAGCCCTTCTCCGCCAGCGCGATGGCGCGCTCACGCTGGGTGACGCGCAGGTCCATGAGCCCATGTGAGCTGGGCAGCGTTCGGCTGACGGAGTCCTCGATCGCCCTAAGCGTTTCCTGCTTGCGAATCCGGTCCTCGCGGATGAGACGGCATTCGGCATTCGCCATCGCCGCGAGCTCGGCCGGCAGGGGGATGAACGCCTTGTTGATGTTCTCGTATTCGCCCCGCTTCAGCTTCACATAAACTCGGCGCAGCCCGTGGACCGGAACGTTCCGGAGGGAAAGGCGGTATTCTTCGACCGGGTTTGCAGCAGTGATCGTTTCTGAGATGCGCATGCCGCCGCTCATGAGGCCTTCGATGCACTGGCCGATTTCGTCGGCGCCGGCCGGGGCAAGCTGCTCAGTGAGAGCGGAAATCTCCTGCTGCAAGGTCGACAGTTTGGCCGGCAAATTGTTCATCTGGTTCACCGTAGAGTTCTCGTTTCAGCCTTGCGTGGATGTCGTGATGGCGTTGCATGGATGGGCTCTGCGGCCGGGGCGGCGATTGCGATTGCTGCAACGGTCGGTCGTCGTATTTGCCTTCGAGGATCGAAACGAAGCTCTTGGGCTGGCAGAGGAAATCGAGGTCGGCACGCCATCCCCGGTCGTTCTCGCCCCGGCAGAACCGGCTGCGGCCGATGCGCTCGATGGCGTCGAGGACCGCCGGCAAGCCGTTTTCCTCAATCCGGAGCAGCAGCGAGCGACGCCGGGATGCCGTGACGGCCCTCGGCACGGAAAGCCCGGACTGGCGCGCCATTTCCGAAAACGCCGTGACGACCTGGTCGACCGCCGTGGGGGAAGAGCCCCCTTTAGGGGGCGAAGGGGGTATGGATGATTGGGGTTTAGGAGAAGGGGGTGTGGGGGAAGAACCTTCGGGGGAAGAAGGCTCGGAACCAGCGTCACTATCGTCACTTTCCGTCACTTGTGACGCTTTGTTACGCCTGTAACGCTCCTGCCTGATCGCCCCAGCGCTGCGCTGCTTCGGCGCATTGGCTGCTCCATGGATGGCGGCGCGCGCGACAACCTCCGCTGCTTCGATCGGATCGACGCCGGCAGCAATCAACTGTTCGATGAGGGCTCGAATTTCGCTCATCACCACCACGACTTTTCTGTTTCGTCGTAGCCGGCGAAACGAACGGGCTTACGGGGAGCGTTCAAAGCCGCCATCTGGCATTCCGTCGGGCCTAATCGATCGCGGTTCATCTTCATGTTGATGAGGGTGTCCGCCTCGTGTTCCTTGATGTCCAAGGCCTCGGCGATCGCCATCGTGTCGGGCCCAAACTTGGCGTAGGCTTCCAGGAAGGTCATGCCACACCTCCCAGCTCGTGGAACAAACACAGCTCAGCATCGGTTGCGCGATCAAAGAGGAGGTCTGAATGCCTACCAAGCCGATCCCGAGACCCAATGACCCTGAATTCCCGCCAGACATGCCGCCGGATGTGCCGCCAGATCTGCCGGAGCCACCGATCGAAGAGCCAGAGCCCGACGTAGGCCCGGACGAGGTGCCTGGCGAGGAGGTCCCGCAGAGAATGAGCAACTAAGCTTGTCATGCAGCCTCGTCCTTCGGTTTCTGAGCGCCCTCGATGCGCCGGACGGCGATGTCGGCATATTCGGGATTGAGTTCGATCAGGATGCTGCGTAGGCCGAGCTGCTCGGCGACGAGGCCGACCGTGCCGGAACCTCCAAATGGGTCGAAGACCAGACCAGAGGTTCGGTCGAAGGTCTCGCAGATGGGGCCGCAGCCGCTGGCCGCACCGCAACAACCGCAAACGGTCTTGGGAGATCCGGCAGAGAGGCACCGCCGCGCCAATTCGCGCGGGAACGTGGCAAAGTGCGCTTCGCGGCAGCCCTCAATGTTGAACGTCCAGACGTTGCGGCCATTCCGCATGTCGGGGGTGGTATAGGTTTCGACCCAAGTGCCAGCGCGGTTCTGGCCTGGAGCATTGCCCTTGGCGGGCTTGTACTGGCCATCCTTCCGGCGAGCGTGCGCATTGCCTGTCGTCGGCTCTTTCAGCGCCTCCGGGTCAAAGAAGTATTTCTCGCTCTTAGTAAGGAGCCAGACCTTCTCATGCACGGCGGCGGGTCGGTCGTCGACGGATTCGGGCTTTGGGTTCGTCTTGTTCCAGATGATCTCGGAACGGACCCACCAACCGTCATCCTGCAGAGCGATCGCAAGACGGTTCGGGATCATGCAGAGATCCTTGGGCTTCATGAACCCACCAGCGACTACACGACCGCCGCTCTCGAAGTGCGATTGGCGATCGCCAGACGAGAAAGCCCCACGCGCCTTCGAGTGCTTCGGATCATAGACCGGTCCGACCGTGGAGAACGGCTTGTCCCGAAAGGTTCGATCATCACTGTCGTCAGCCTTGTAGGCCTCTGCGCTCTTCCCGTTCGGGGTCGCCGCATAGCAGTCGCCATAGTTGACCCAGACGGTTCCGTGCGCTTTGAGGATGCGCCGGATCTCGCGGAAGACGCAGACCATGACGTCCAGGTGCTCGCCGAGTGTGCGCTCGAGGCCAATCTGCCCTTCGACGCCATAATCCCGCAGACCCCAGTACGGCGGGCTGGTGACGACACAGTCGACCGAACCGGATGGCATGCGGCGCATGGCCTCGATGCAGTCACCGACATAAATGGTGCAACGGCCATCGAGGATGGAGCGGGTTTCAACCGTCATGCCGCCTCCCCGTGCTTTTCGAGGGCAACCAGAGACTGCTTGCACCGGTCACGCAGTCGAGTGATCACCGCGAGTTTCTGCAGCTTCACGCCGTTGTCGGCCCGGTTCATGCTGCCCTTGATGCGGAAGATCTGAGCTTCGAGTTCGGCGATCTCTTCGCGGAGGAGTTCAGCTTCGGTCATTCTGCCGCCTCCCGAAATTCGGCGAGGTGGCTGCAGTTTGACGAGACCAGCGCACAGGCGACCGGCGGCGAGACAGAGTTGCCGACACAGGAGACCTGAACCGACTTCGAGAATTCGCGCCAGACTGGGCCGGCCCCGTCTGCTTGATAGTTCCAAGCACCATCAATGACGTAGTCGGACGGGAACCCCTGTGCATTGAAGAGTTCGCGCGGTGTCAGCATCCGCATCCCGATATCGACGATTACGAAGGTCTCGCCCGAGATCTCGACTGTCACGAACTCGCGATCGTCCCAGAATCCGTGCGCGCGCATGAAGCGAGCGACCTGGCGCGCACGATCGGCCTGCGCCTCGGTGAAAGGCGGCGCCGCAATGCCCGCTTCAACATGACTGAAGCGCGGCTTTGTCGTTATCGTATGGAAGGGCTCAGTTTCCGGCGTGTCCTGGTCGGAGCCGTAGTAGGCGGACAGGAACGGCGTTACGAGTTGCGACTTGCCTCCGCAGTTGTCCGCCATCACCGTCGCGGCCGGCTCGTTGGCGGCGTGCCCGGTTGATCTGCCAAACTGGCGAGCGACGAAGGCGCTGACGAGGCTCTGTTGGCTTCCCGATTGGGTGATGGTCGCCAACGGTTCATCCGCCGCACGGCCCGGACGAGCGGTCTCGCTACCATCGGGGCGCGGATCCCCATTGTGTTGGGCCATGAAAGCAACTATTGGGCTCTGCGTGCTGCCCCTGCCGACGATCGTCGACAGTGGTTCGCACGCATCATGGCCAGGCTCAAGATAGTTGTTTTGCGCAAGGAAGGCGACCGCAACGCAGCCGTCCGCCTTGGCCGTGATCGTGCCGGCCGGCTCGTCGCCAGCACGCGGACGGCTTTGCCCTGCCCGGCCGCCACAACCCATCAGCGTCGGCACGATGACGGAATTCTGGTCCTTGCGGCTGGCGGTCACCGTATGTGCCGGATCGTCGATCGGCCGCACCGAACCGCCATGCTGTGCTGCCGTCAGAATGGGCGTGATAACCGCATGTTTCACCCCGCCGGCTACAGCCGTGCCCAACGGATAATCGACGCTCATGGCGCGCGGCGTCTGCCCTGCCCGCTCGCCGTATCCCGTCTGGACGAGAAACGGCCGTTCCGCACCGAGCACGTAGCGCTTCATCCCACGCGCCACTCGCGCCAGCGTCGCCTCGGCTAGCGGCCGAACAGCGCGCAGTTTGTGCTTCTCCCAGATCTGTTCGCTGGTGTCGAAGACCGACGGGCAAGGCAGCGACCAATCGATGCATTCAGCTGCGGTACGCCACGGCAGCTTCTTGCCGGAGATCACATCCGGGTCCTCGGGCTTACCGTGCGTTGGCTCAGGCCAGACAATCGGCTTGCCGTCGAATCGGATGATCACGAACAGCCGCCTGCGGATCGTCGGAGCGCCATAGTCGCAGGCGCGCAGCTCGCGGTATTCAATGCAACCGCCGAGCCTGCGCAGCTTCTTGCACCACTTCTCGAAGTTCTCGCCGCGCCTCTCCGGGTCCGGCATCAGGCCGCGCGGCGTCTGGACGAGCGGGCCGTAATCTTTGAACTCCTCGACGTTCTCCATGATGACCACGTCGACGCGGCCGCCGCTCTTCTGGATGCGCTCGATCCAGCCGGGAATGATCCAGCACAGATCGCGGATGTTGCGTTCGACCGGCTTGCCGCCCTTTGCCTTCGAGAAATGCTTACAATCCGGCGAGAACCAGGCGAGGCCGATGTGCTTGCCTTTGAGGTGGTCGAGAGGATCGACGCGGTAAACGTTCTCGGAGAGGTGATGAGTCTCCGGGTGGTTGGCGGCGTGCAGCGCCAGTGCCTCCGGATTGTGATTGATGGCAATGTCAGGCGAGCGGCCGAGGGCCATCTCGATGCCGGTCGAGGCTCCACCGCCGCCGGCGAAGCTATCGACGATAAGGGGCGCACCGACATAGGCGGATGCCATCAAAGCGTCGGCGCTGGTCTCGCGGAAAAGATCAGTTCTGAACATCACGATCCCCCTCTTCCTCTCGCAATTCAGGCGCGATGGCGTATGCCAAGTGCCGAGCGAACCGCAGCAATGATCGAGCGAACGAGATGCGCATCCTCGCCACCCAGGAGAGCCGTGGCCCTTGCGATTGCGTCGTCATTCTTCCGCACCTCCTGCCGTGCATATGCGAGACCGGAGAGGGCCTCGATCTGGATGAGTTGGTCTGCCTTGATGGAAACACGCGGGTCGGCGTACCAAATGTCGCGGGTACGCGACTGCGACCAGCCAGTCTTACGAGCTGCATAGACGATGCGCTGTTTGACACTGCCGATTGCCGGCGGGGCTATCCTTTCCCGCAGCGCGAATTGGCAAAACTCGACTGTCGTAGACATTTCGGATTTCTCCATATTGTTTTTGCGCATTTTTCCGACGCCTCCTGTGCGATCTCTTCTCGTGTCGAAGGAGAAGAGTGGATGCGCACAGGCATTACTTCCGATGGAGAGGACGGCGCCGCGCCAACGGCTGCCGGTCCCTCCCAGGTCTTTCCGTTTCGTAGGGGCTCCGCCGCAGCTGCCCCTACTGCCGGCGACGTGACCTCGTCGTCGCCGGCCCCTATTCCCCTGGGTGACGCTGTTCGAGCCGTGGTGATGAACTTGGCGAACAAGCGGATCAGGGTGCATGTGTTGCGGCTGGTCCCGAGGGAGGAGGACCAGGACCAGCCGCTCTAGCCGGGGGAGGAAACCGGCCAGTTCGTTTTCAGAGACGACCGTCGCGAACGTCCGCCAGGATCAGGGCGGCCAGTTCGTCATCAGTCATTTTCAGGAACTTGTTCTCAGCGATCAGGTCGCGGCGCTCAGCAGCGAGCCGCCCGATCTTGTCGCAGGCCGCGTTGAAGATCCTCGCGCCGATTGCGGCGAGGCCGATGGAAGCACCACAGACAAGCAAGGTATTCATCATCATGCAGCCCTCTTCTGATCTGAACTTCGATTGGACGAAGCGGAGCGGCTCACCTGGGCGCGATGGAAATCCACCCTGCCCTCAATGGTTCTTTGAGCTGCCGCGTCTTCTGATTTGGATGGCCGGAGGTATTCGCTCATGCGACTTCCTCCGCTTGCTCACGCATCGCCTTGAGGCATCCGTGGCAATGCTTGTCTCCGTAGCCGCCGCAGGTCTCACCCGGGTTCAGGCAATGTGGCCTAAGGGCGTATTTCGGCTTGGCGGTGGAAGAAGGTGCCTGTCTCTCCAGGCTGTCACGTCCATTCTCAGACGTTGCAGTCGCTGCTCGGTCAGCGACACCCCTACTCACCAGCTCCGCACCGTCGGGTGCTTCAGCCGAAGCCTCAGCGCGGCCCAAAGCCTTACGGCCTGCCTCGCATGCATCATCACTGGCTTTCGCGTGGAATTCTGCCTGTTCAGGCGAATTGGTTGCCCGTTTTTCGTCCGGGCCAGACGCGCTTGCGACGGCGTTTTTGGCTACTTCTTCACTTTCGCCTCCTGCGCTCGTTGCGATCTCTTCCTCTTCACGGGCGGTCATGATGTCGACGGCGGCGATCAGAGCCGCGCGGCCGACTTCCGTCTGCACGCCGGCAGCAATCGTCTCGACGAGCTTGGCGCTGACATCCGCCTCGATGATCTCGCCCGTGGTCGGGTCAAATTGTTCAATGTTTTCTCGTACGCGGGCGGGCGCAGGCGCATGAGGCGATTTGCCCTCGTAGGCGCACAGGTACAAATCGAAGATGGCGCCCTGCTCCGCGACGGTGTCATGGCCCTTCTTCGCGACCTTGCGCAGATGAGCGACGACGTTGCCCATGGCGGTCTTGTCGAAGCCCATCGATTTTGCTTCCGCGTAGATGTCGCGGATGTCCTCACCGATCGTGTCTTGCTCTTCCTTCAAGCGAAGGATGCGCTCGATGAAAGCCTTGATCTGGGCGTCGGCGCTCATAGCCCGCCCTCCGCCATACGGTTGAACTCGACGATCGCAGCCCGACGGGCGCGCCAATCAACTCTCCCAGCCACGTAGGAGGCCGCATGCCCAGTGTCGGAAAGCTCGGAACCCCGGAAGAGCCCGTCTTCATCTTCGACGAGGGCGCACCGGCCCTTTACGTCGACCTGATCACAGAGCTCGAAGTCGACGAGAACGACATCGTCCGCATTTCGTTCGGCGCCATGTCCAAGAACGGCGACGGCCAGATCAAGGCCATAATCGCGGTTCGGATCAGGATGCCGAAGAATATGGCCTGGCAGTTCTGCCGAGATCTGAGGGGCTTGGAAGAGTGACGTCATCATGCCGCCTGCTCCGGTACAGCCAGGAACTCCGACAGATCGATCGCCTTGCCGACAGACTTGGCGGCATCGATGATCGGTATCCAGTATTCCTGGGGGATCTTCCCGCGGTCCTTCCAACCTTGGACGGTCGAAACCGGAACACGGCGATCATCCGTCGAAAGGAGCCGGGCTGTCTTCGTCAGGCCGCCAAGTTCGTTGATGATGTGCTCTGCTGGGGTTTTGGCTGTCACGTCGATTTCTCGCTGTTCGATTTACGCAGTTGTACGTTCTTTGCGTAAATTTGTCAACGTAGAAAACGTAAACGCATTTCACGTATGAAAGCGCATGACAAAGCCAGTCGATTCTGTGACCGAGAAATTCCGCCAACTGCGCGAGCGCGCGGGCTTGTCCATGGACGAGCTGGCAAAGGGGATGGGCTACAAAGGCGCCTCGAGCATCCAGCGCTACGAGAACGCTGATGAGTACAAAAAGGAATTCATCAGCCCCGACATTGCGGCGAAGCTTCTCAAGGTAGTGTCGGGCAAAGGCATCCCGCCTATCGAAGCGAAAGAAGTTTGGGCTTTGACGCGGCCGGCAAACGGCTCCCTGGTGAGCACCTTCGATCCAGATTTAAGCGAGCATTCTGCGGAGTCTGACGGCGGGTTCACGCGGGAGCACTGGCGCCCGCATATCGACGGCGCCGTGCCTGAAATTGATGTGAAGCTAGGCGCGGGCGAAGGCGCTATCGGCGAGGTGATCAATCTTCCCGTCGGCGACGCCAACATCTCCGGGCATCGCGTCGTCGCCGAATGGCTTATCCCGAAGGACTATCTGCGAAGCGAAGCTAAAGCCTCGCCATCTCATACGTTGGTCATGGAAGTCGTCGGCGATTCGATGCATCCGACCTATGCGCCAGGCGACCGCGTCCTTGTCGATCTATCCCAGAACAGCATGGTCTCGGACACCGTGTACGCGATCAGCGATGGCACGGCGGAGCCGCAGATAAAGCGGTTGCAGAGGGTGCCGTTTTCAAGTCCCGTCGAGGTCAAGATTATATCGGACAACCCGAACCTCGAAACCTTCACAGTCGAGCTTGGCCGGTTGACGATCATTGGCAGGATCTGCGGTCACATCGCCAGGAAATAGCCCGCGCACCCTCACTCTTTCCATGGTTTGCAACTATGACCATCACCGCGGCGCACGCCGATGCATTTTTCATCGAAGCAACACAGAGCGGAGCAGTTTGGGCTATTCGCGACGAAGCAGGATTTCCCACCGCAACAAACTCCTCAGATGAAACTGTCATGCCGTTCTGGTCGCTGGAAAGCCGGGCACGACGCATCATTGACCAGGTATCCGCCTACGGCGGCTTTACACCGCATAAGTTGCCGTTGGAGGTGTTTGCGGATCGTTGGCTGAAAGGCCTGCAAAAAGATAACGTGAGGGTCGGAATAAACTGGAGTGGCGTACGCGCAACCGGCTTCGATATTGCACCGGCCGATGTTCTCCAACGGCTGCAGCACGCGTTAAATGCGCTAGCCTCCCACACGCCGGCGGAAAAGCATGTTACGCGATTGACCTAAGGAACCGCTCGTCTCGCGTCCGTATATCCGCCACGACAATCCCGACCACCAGCGCTTGGAACTGCTCCCGGCTGAGCCGGTGCGTACCGCCCCGCTTCTCTTGCGACAGTAGCAATCCACCTTCCCCGTCGAACGTGTTACTGACGCGAAAAAGGTCGAGGCTGCCGCCGACATCGACGAGGTAGATGCCCTCTCCTTGATACGCAGTGACCGGCGCCAGGAGCGCGTAATCGCGTCCACCGCGGAGCGTCGGCTCCATCGCGTCTCCGTTCACCGCATGAACTCGAAATCTATCGGATAGAACCTCCTCCGGCGCCACCACCGGAAAGGACAAGTCGTGCATTTCAATCCCTCGTGAATTTCTACGCCCCCAGCATCAGAGTGCTTCGCACGTTAACCCGCCCGCTGCGCTTGGCGACACCTGTAATTGCGGCGCAAGGATTGCGGGGAAACTTCATGAAAGCGTCACACAAGAGCAGCGCAACGCCCTATACGCACTGACTTTCGTTGGTTTACGCGCACTTCGTAAATTTATGTTGTGTTTTACGCTTTCTGCGTATACGTTCGCTTCATCAACACACCGGCAGCAAGCCGGAGATGAGGAGCGAGACGATGAGCATCCACGGCACCTGCCAAAACATCAAAGACAATGCAGCCCGTCTGTCTCACGCGATGCGTTGCGACCCGTCCGACGCTGCGGCACAGGCCGCGCTGAAGGAGTTCCTGCAGCGCACCTATTCCGATCTGGCTTCGCTTGCTTGGCACCTCGGCGCCGACGGCGACGTCTTCCAGCGCGAGGCCGTACCTGCCTCCGAACTCGTCGACGACGTCTATTTCGCGATCAATCGCGAGAAGGAATTCGAGGCGCCTACCTATCGCCAGCCCTATTCCACGCTGAACCGCGCCCAGCAGGGGATTGCGCGATGAGCACGAAGTATCGGGCAAAGACCCCCCTCCTGATCTCCGCCGCCGGCCTCGATATCGAGCTTGACCTTCACGTTGAATATTCGGTCAGCCGGTACCGCGCCGCAACGCTCACGCAGCCCGGAGAACCGCGATCGGTCGAGATCGAGGAAATCCGCTGGCTCATTGAGGATGCGGAGCTGCCGCTTCCCGATTGGATCGAGCGCGAAATCGCCGACAGCGAAGGCTTCAAGGCTCACCTTCTGCAGGAAGCGGCCGACAAGGACGCTGCAGCAGCAGAGGACGCCGCCGAGGCCCGCCGTGAGCGCGAATGGGAGGAGCGGGCATGAGCAAGCACACCCCCTGCCCTTGGACGGTCGAGCCCCCGAGCGATCAGACGCCGCACATATGGATCACCGCTGCAACGAGCAGGGGCGTCGCGAAGATCGAGACGTGCAATTACGACGACGGGCAAGGCGAAAGACTGACTGATGAGGACTTCGCCAACGCCCGCCTGATCGCCGCCGCTCCCGATATGCTCGCGGCGCTCAAATACGCCCGATCTCACGGCTTCATCGACCAGGTCGAGGCCGCCATTGCCAAAGCGGAGGGCCGGTCATGACCCGCCCCATCTCCTACGCCTGCGACCCCGGCAATCATTATTGCGAATGCGGCCGCTGCGCCCTTGCGCCGGCGCGCAACATCGATCTGGACGCGGTCGCCAACCTTAACCGCGCCACCACCGCAACCGCCATGTGCTTGATCTTCCTTGCGACCGTCCTCGGCGTGCTTGCCGTCGGCTTCTGGAAGACGGAACAGGTTCACAAGGCAATCGTCGCTGAAAGGAACGTCTAGTGACCGCTCCCGCAATCGAACACAGCATGCGCCGGCAGACCGAGGCGGCAAAGGCCCTCCTCGTCGATCTCCGCAACCAGGGCGCCGATGACGACGCCGAGCTCGTCGCCGACACCATCGAGGGCGAAACCAACCTCATGGAGGCGATCGAGGAGGCTATCGCGGAACTCGACGAGTGTGATGTCCTCGTGACCGGTCTGAAGGCAAAGGAAGCCGAGTTCGAAGCGCGCCGGAAGGCAACCGAGAAGCGCGCCGAGCGCATCCGCGCCCTGATCGAACAGGCGATGCTCGCCACCGATCAGCTTTCGATGAAGTTGCCGACGGCAACGCTATCGCTAACGAAGCGCGCGGCCGCCCTGATCGTCACCGACGAGGCCGATATTCCGGCGAAATACTGGGTCGAGCAGCCGCGCCCCGCCCCGAAGCTCGACAAGAAAGCCCTCACCGCCGACCTGCGCGAAGCGAAAGCGGCCATTCCCGGCGCCACGCTCGACAACGGCTCGTTCTCTCTCACGGTCCGGAGGAAGTGACCATGAACGCGATCACCAAATTCGATATGTCGCCGCGCCAGATCGCACTGGTTCAGCAGACCATCGCCAAGGACTGCAACAACGACGAATTCAATCTGTTTATGGAGGTCGCAAAGGCAAAGGGCCTTGATCCGTTCCTCGGACAGATTATTCCGATGGTCTTCTCCAAGAACAACGCCAACAAGCGGAAGATGACCATCATCATCAGCCGCGACGGCCAGCGCGTCATTGCACAGCGCTGCGGCGATTACCGGCCGGCCAGCAAGCCGCCGACCTATGAGTTTGACGCGAGCCTCAAAGGTCCGCTGAACCCTCACGGCATTGTGTCTGCGACCGTCTTCCTGTGGAAGCAGGATCCGAAGTCTGGCGAATGGTACGAGGTCGCCGGTCAATCATTCTGGGAAGAATTCGCGCCGATCAAAGACGAGTGGGCGGAAAACGAAAAGACCGGCAAAAACTACAAGACGGGAAAGCAGACGCTGGACGATTCTGGCAATTGGTGCCGCATGCCGCGCCTGATGATCGCGAAGTGCGCCGAAATGCAGGCGTTGCGCGCCGGTTGGCCGGAACAGTTTACCGGCCTCTACGACGAAGCCGAAATGGACCGCGCCAAGGTGCTGGATCTCACCGCCTCCGAGATTGTCGAGCATGATCGCGAAGAGCACCGCCTCAAGGCCGTCGGCGCCGCGAACTCCATCACCGTCACGTGGGGCGACAACTGGGCCCTCGAAAACGTACCTGTAGGCAAGTTCGCCGACGAGGTGATGCGGTTCATCAAAGAATCACCCCCTGAGGCCGTCGCCAAGTGGCGGGACGCGAACCGCGAGCCGCTGAAACGCTTCTGGGCTATCCAGCCGGGCGACGCGCTGGCACTCAAGAAGGAAATCGAGGCGGCAATCGCTCGCAAGCCGAGCCGTCCGGCGATGGGCCCGTCCGACGCCGAACTCCGCAATCATCCGATGATGGCGGGCTGACATGAGCGGCCCGGTCCTATTGCAGTGGAACGGCGAGGCCTTCCAGCCGGCAAACCGGCACTGGGCCCGCGAATGCGACAAGCGTTTCGTGGTCGGCGAGTTCTATACGCTCGCCGAGCACAACGACCGGAGCATGAATTCTCACCGGCACTATTTCGCCGCGGTGAACGATGCGTGGCGCAATTTGCCGGAACAGTATTCCGGCCTGCCCTTCGCCGAATCCGCCGAGCACCTGCGCGCCTATGCGCTGATCCGGACCGGCTACTGCGATGCTCATACGATCGTCTGCAGCACGAAGGCCGAGGCGATGCGCCTCGCCGCTTTCATCCGTCCGATCGACGCCTTCTCTGTCGTCGACGTGAAGGAGGCGACCGTCACGCGATACGTCGCCAAGAGCCAGTCCATGAAGGCCATGGGCAAGCAGGACTTTCAGGAGAGCAAGACGGCCGTTCTCGACTTCCTCGACGATCTAATCGGAGTCGAGCGCGGCACCACGCAACGAAACGCGGGAGCCGCGGCATGAGCGTCTCAGACTTGATCCTTGGTCACCTTCGGCGGGACTCGGCCAGTGTGATGAACGGGGTTGTCCTTGCCAGCACCTTCCGTCGGGTTCTCCCGCTTTTCGGACTGGCCGCTTCGCGCCGGCGGCACATCGGCGCCCTCGCTACCAGACTCGTCCGCCTGGTCTGGCAATGGCACCGGTTCGAAGTCCATATCCGGAGGCGTCGTCGTCTGCCGGTTCTTGTGGTCTTTGGGATCCATCATGGTCGGAGTCCTTTCGCATCGCGGTTTCAACCAACCGCGTTCATTAAGGTTCCACTCAACAGGGGGACCGCGTGATGGCCTACCGCATCGCCAACTCCGTTCGTCCCGATCCGACACCAAAGCGGAAGCCGACGAAGAACAAGGATTATCTGGCATTCGTGCACGAGCTTCCCTGCTGCGTCTCCGGCCGGTACGGCGTCGAGGCCGCGCACCTGTCTTGCGCAGCTCCGCGGTATGGCCATTACGGTCGCGGCAAGGGCAGCAAGGTCTCCGACCGCTGGGTTCTGCCGCTGCACCCCGACGAGCACCGCCGTCAGCACGGCATGAACGAGGAGCGCTTCTGGCGCGCCGCCCGGATCAACCCGCACGTTCTCGCCCTTACCATTCACGGCCTCTGGTCGGACATGGGCGAGGATGCGGCGCCGTTCGCAACCGCCATCATCAATCAGACGCTGGCCGACGCTGGCGCGCTCCGGTCGAGGGACGAGGTATGAGGGAAATAGTCGAGAAGACGACGCTCACGCTTGGACAATTGCAGGCTGCCCACATCGATCGTCAAGAGGAATGGTGCCCCGATCAGAAGCCGGACCTGTCCTTCCGCGGTAACGAGATGGCCGGCGAAGTCGGGGAAGCCTGCAACGTGATCAAGAAGCTTGAGCGCGAGCGCCACGGCTGGCGCGGTTCGCGATCGACGAAAGAGCAGTTGGCGGAAGAACTCGCCGATGTCGTTCACACTGCGGTCCTGTGCGCTATCACGGCAGGAATTGATCTAGAACCGGCCGTCGTCGCCAAATTCAATTCCACCAGCGAGAAGAACGGCCTTGCTTCTCGCCTCTCCTCCCCGCCTCCCGCTGGTGCGGATGAAGCACGCCAGATCATTCGCGGGTTCCTGGATTGCCCCGAGGTGGCGGACTGCGCACCCGAAGACCTCGACAACGACACGCGAGACGTTGAACGACGCGCTCGCAAGTTTCTCGCATCCCCTCCCGCTAGCATTGGTGCGGAGGCGATAGAGCGGCTGGTGAAGGCGCTGGAAGCTGCTGAAACGTATGTCATCGACGGCGTGACGACCGCAAAGCAGAACCTGGAGATGAATGCGGCGTACCCGGCTCGCAAGCCCCGATATGAGGCCGAATTGCAGGAGGCGCGCGATATCTATGCTGAATGCCAAGCTGCGCGCCGCGCCGCCCTCGCCGCAGCCAAGGATAAGCCATGATCCCCGACCTCACCAACGCCAGCCCCGAAACGCGCGAATGGTACGCCCTCTCCGAGGACATCCGCACGGCAGCAAAGGCTATAGCCGGTCCGCCTCGGCCGATGACCCATATCGAAGTCCTGTTGGCGATCGGGACGGCGATCGCAAATGAGCGGGAAGCGGCGAAGAGAGGCGAAAGATGAGAGAACGCCGCCAATCCCTTGTTCCCCCAGGCAGCTGGCCACCTCGCATGTCGGCTGACATGGCTGCCGGGTATTGCGGGGAAAAGCATGTCGAAGATTTCCTCGAGCGCGTCGGAACGACCTATCCGAACCCGCGCATCGTTGACAGCACGCGACGGAAGTTCTGGTATCGTGAGGATCTGGACCGGGCGATGAACCTCGGCACATCGACGATGTCCTCAGGATTGGGAGCGAAGTTCCGTGAAAAGATCAGGGAAAAGCGGAACGGTGGAACTGCCTAA